TCAACAAATAAACCGTCCGATTTCCTCAATCTGTTTCTCCGTTTTGACCTTCATCGTGTCGAGAGAAGCATTATCTTCTTTCAGCATCTCAATTTGACTATTGTTATTGGTAATCTGATTGGTTATATCCGCATGAACTGATTTTAACTTCTCAATGGCTGAAACAAATACCTTATTCGCTTCTTCGATTCTCGTTTGAAATGATTTCGTAAACATATTTTTTTATTTTTGAATGATGATGTATTCTGAGTATTTAATCTCCACGTGCGGATTGTCACTGGTAATGGTCTGATGAATCGCAACTACCTTTTTCCAAAACAGCCAACGGCGTTTATACTCTATCCATACCGCTTGTCTTAATGTGACAGGAAGATGAATTTTACCTATCAGGCTATCCTTTTCGATAATACCGGATAACTGGAGATAGGGTGTAATCATCGACACCGATTTGACTATCACAGGAACAGTGTCTCGAATGACAATAGAATCTCTCACGGATGCTTTTATATCGGCATTGACCTCTAATTGATGCTTGGCAGCCGCTTTTAGGTTTTTGATTTTGACCCCCATCTGCTTGATTTTAACTAAATCCTCAGCCCTGTATCGCTCCATCTCATCAACCGTAAGTCGAAGCGTTTTTACGTCCGTTGCCATCGTCGTGGAATCAATCCGCCACTCCTTCATCTCAGAAAGTAAAGCGTTGCTGTTCATCTGGTATCGATCTCTCTCTTTTTTGATAGAGACGATATGCCGTTGTTGTACCCATACTGCCATTCCCAGCCCTATAAAGGCTAACACACCTAATAACTTAATCTTGTTCATAGGCTGATTCTTGGGGGATAAACCATAAAAACTCTTCTTTATAGGTATCGGGGAATAATACCATATATCCTTTGGATTTACGTTCCGGTTCTGTTAAAGCCTCCAAAACAATACCGGCCTCACCAAGTAGCCCGTCTAATTTCAGCTCCGTCAGTTCCTGTGAAGGAATGACTGTTATTTGACTTCCTGTGGTAATCATATCTTTTGTTCATTATTCGTTATATAATAGGTTGAATTCTTCTTTTCTCCGCTTTTCAAGTTGACTTGAGACCTTGCCATTAATGAGTCGGAATGTGATATAGTCGTGATAAACGTCTCGATATCCCGCTTTGAGTTTTTGAGCCAAACGGCTTTTCAGGACTCTGCTCTCACCCATGTTGTAAGCCAATGTTGCCAGTAGCAGTGAATCTCTGCCAAATGCCCGAAATGTTTTACATCGGCGAAACAAGTCGGCACGAAGCAACGAATCGGCACTTTGTGCGTTCATATTAGCAAAGTGTTCTCCTGGTAATAGTTTATGCCCATAGCCGACATACGGGTGATGCTTTGAGGAGTGCAAGCCCTCGTATCGCTTGATGCACTCTACCGCAACATCAAAGGGCGATCCAGCCTGAGCGGAGAGAACCGATAAAGACGATACGAAGGCAAGCAACACTCTTCTCATCGCTGTTTGAGCAGTTCTTTTATATCTGCTCGCATCTCACGCAAGTCGGTCTGGATAGATACGAATTGCGTCATAGTGGCTTCGAATACCGCTTTATCCAGTTTGATAGCGTCGATTCGGTCGTACTGGTCAGCAATTTTGAGTTCGAGAGCCTTGCACTTGGTGGTCAGTTCCTGAATGTGAGCGGTGTTGTTTACATGCTGCACATACATCGTTACCGTGAACGAAATGACGACAATGAGCGAGCGGATGTTGTTAGAAACAAAGTCTTTGAATGATGTCATAATGATTATTGTATTAAAATTGAAAAAGCGTCTTTAACTGCCCTGATAAGCGCATCTGCCGCAGCCGAATCTTTGAATACTCCATAAATCACAAGGATTATGATTATTAAAACATATACTATCCTTTCGGCTGTTTTTTGACTAATCTTCGGTTTCACGAGGCGGTGTATTTTGAGGTACAATGACATTGAAAATAATATTGCTGTTTTCATTACCACCCTTACCCGTTTGGCTCTGGACGTTCTTAATGGGATAAATCTCCATCAAAGCTTTAGCGGCATTAACCGATACGGCACGAAGCGGTGCCGGAGAAAGCGGGACACCAAATTTGTCCACATACTCACCTTTAGCCGTTTCTGACATTACAGCCTTTAGCGTCTCAGAGACTTGCAGTTTCACGGCTGCCGCTTCAATATCTATATCCCTTTGGGCTATCAGTTCCTTGATGTAAGCGGTAATATGCTCTTTGGCAAACAGGCGGCGAGCAGCAAGGGCAATGTTTTTCTTATCCTCTCCAAACACCTCCCTGTAACACGCCTCAGCTTGTCCGGCAAACTCTTTATCACCATCGACAAACAATTCGCAGAATTCAATCTCCGCATTGGTTAATTTTATATCTTTCTCGTCCATACTTACTTTCTAAAAAAAGCCCGGAAGGAAATCCAGGCCTTAGTTTCCTTTGTATATTAAGGAATAGTGGTTTCATCTGATGGTGGTTTAACCAAATATGATTTTTCTTCGATTAATTGCTCCATCAACAGTTCATAAAAGACCTGAGCCAACGCATCGGCAGAGGCCTCGGCATCTGATAGAGAGTTAATGGTACGCATATTAAAAGCTATATTCAGGTCATAACCTGATATTACAGCCATCATCTCGGTACCATCATAGTTCACCGCTCCATAAGTCATCCGGTCTGATTGCTTGAACGAAACTACCTCTTCGTTCTTTTCGGCCTCATTCATACTCTAAATCTTAAAATGGGTTCTTGTTTTTTCCTTTTTTGCAATAGTAACGTCGCCACCTTCTTGCCGGAGCCGGGCCGAGCAAACAGCCGCCACGTTCAACGTAGCCGTCACGTCGGCACCCGCGTCGTGCGCATCATCGAGTTCAATGCCTAATCGTTCCGCTAATAGTTCGAGTTTGTATGAGGTTACATCCGGCAGATGAGCAAAAGCGAATCGTCCCAAATCAATGGTATCGACGTAGTGAGGCTGAAAGTTTCCGTAAAAATCAGTTGTTCCGGCGAACACTTTCTCAAACTCTTTTACCAATCCGGCGTAATTCATCATCTGTTGCAAGAACCCAATATCAAATGTGATGTTCTGACCGATGAGTATGGGTTTAGATTGATGTCCCTTACTCAGGGTATTATGTTTGGCAAACTCTATCACGCTGGTTGCCACTTCTTTTATATCCACTCCCATCAGGTTGAGAGTTTCCATTGTAATGCCTGAATAGGTTAGAGCAGCGGGTTCGTATTTCATCGGCTCTCCTTGTTCTTCCTCAAAAAGGGTTTGACGGGTTTTAAGTACCTTGCGTTTGGGTACGCCTCCGACTTCTTGTTTACGGTAGGGAGTGATGTACTTCTCATAGCGGTCAATCACCTCCCATGTATCCATTCGAACCGCCTGCATAGCCAACTGCGTACAAGCCGAATCAACACAGGTCAATCCTCCGGTCTCGAAATCCAGCACGATGGCCGTGTAAATTTTTGCTTCTACTTTAGGTGCTGCCATTGCTGAATCTTTATATAGGTTTCACGAATCTTGTGCTCAAACTCTTCAAGTGTACCGTTGTTCTCTATGACGTAATCGTAATAATCCAGCGGCAGTGGTGTTCTATCATCGTCTCGCTTGATTCTATCCGGTGCAATGCCCCGCTGAATCAAAGCGTCTGTTGTTGATTCCACCCGAATAGAAATAATATTGAACTTGTGGCTCTTTGTCTCTTTCAGATACTTCAAGCCTCGTTCATCTACCACATAAGCGCAGTGCTTTTGTGGTGGTACCTGGTCTTCCAGTGCAAAATACTCATACTCGGCAAATCGGGTATAGGACAACATCTGCGAATAGCTGAAACGGTGTGTGTTACTGATGTAATAGTGATCAATGCCCTCAATCTCTCCCTCTCGTGCCGGGCGTGTAGTGTATGACACGATCAGAAATACGTTCAATTCATTTTGCAGAAGCTTCGAAAGATAGGTCTTGCCTGAACCGGAAGCTCCCACAATGGCAATGATGGTGGGTTTCATTTACATTTGTTCCATGATGGATGATTTATGAGTGTTCAAACTGTTCGCTCCCGTGTAATCACTATACTTAATGATGGCGGTAACGATAATCACTTTATCTTTGAGTGTGGTAATTGGAGCCTTGAACTCGTTGAGAAAGTCGCTCCAACAAACCAACTCCATCAGGTCATTATTCTGTTGTAGTGTCAGCTTGGCAAACTTCTTTTTCTCGCCGCTAGTCTTGTCTTTGTAAGATTTCTCCTCGACTTCGATCACGGTGGCACACACAACGATACGTTTGCCCTCGTTATCCAAATCCATTGCGCTGCGAAGCTCCATCCAAGAGGCTTTACCCTTGACTTTCGGCTTAGTCTTCGAGGCATCGAAAATTCTACGGTAATCAATAGAGCCGATACCGGAAACAGCTATCTGTTGCATTGACCAGTAGTAATGTTTGTCCAGTAAATCGGTCGGAAAATCTTTCTCCGGCAACTCAAAGCCCAACTCGTTGGCAGCACGTTGCACAATCCCGTATCGGTCAGTGATGGTTTCAAGCCGTTCGATATTGTCAAAGCACCCTGCAAGAATCATATTCTTAACATGCCGGGCATTGACAGGTACACGGGTTACTTCGTCCGCATTGTCCGGATCATCCCAGTAACTGTATTTTTTCAGTTTGTAGCGGAATATCCGGTGAATAAAGTTTTCAATGGAAATAAAAACACCGCCTCGGTTCCTTTCAGCTATAATATACTCCACTGCTTTTGCTCCGAGCATCTTAATGCGGGTCAGCGACCAAAATATCTCGTCGGTCTGATAGTTGGTAAAAAACTTCACGTCGGACACATTTATATCCGGGGGTACAATCTTCGCCTTGGAACATTGCTCCATTTCCGACATCAAAGCGGGAATCTCTTTATCGTCCGCCCATTGAAGGGCAACGGTGTAGAATGCGGTCGGATAGTTGGCTTTAAGGTAGGCTCCGACATAGGCAGTAATGGCGTATGCAGTGGCGTGGCTGGAGTTAAAAAGGTAGCTGCCAGACAGTTGTATAATATCCCAAATCTTCACGGCATCTTCTTTAGGACAACCTCGCTCTTTCGCACCTGACATAAACTGCTCTCTCATAGCGTGAATCTTATCCATTCGCTTCTTAGAGATTAGCTTTACCAGATTAACACCGTCACCTAACGAAAAGCCACCTACTTCACGGGCTATTTGGGCAACCTGCTCCTGCATAACAATCAAGCCGTATGTATTTTTCAACGCCTCGTATGTGCCCCATAGATAAACCGGCGCTACCTCGCCACGCTTGTAAACCAAATATTTCTCCGTGGAGCCAGCCTCGATAGGAGCCGGACGATAAAGAGCCGCTGCCGCAATCAGGTCACCTATACAGTCGGGACGCATATCCATCAAGAACTTGGTCATACCACGGCCTGAGAACTGAAAGACGTTTTGGCTAAATCCATTTGAAAGTATCTTATAAGCCTTCGGATCATTTAGGTCACCCTTAACAATCTCCTCAAACGTAACTCCCGCATTATACACACGGTTACACTCGTTGATGGTGGATTGGATTTTAGATAATTCCTTGATGCCCAGACAGTCGTTTTTGAGCAATCCCACCTCGTCCAGCGAATAGCCGTCAAACTCCGAGACAAGCATATCATCAACCTTCTTGATGGGCGTGTAATCAAAACACTCCATCTTTTCACCATCTTTGGTTTCCGGAGTGATAAGTATGGCCGAAGCGTGTACCGAAGCCGAGCGTGGTTGCCCCATCAAAGGGCGAATGTCCTCAATGACCTGTGGGTAATCCTGAATAAACTTGTTTACCTTCTTATTGACTGCGGCCAACTGAAATAGCTCCGTCCAACCCATCTTATCATCCTCAAAAATGGCTGTGATGTAGTTTACGATGCTCAACGGCACTTTATGCACCCTCGAAACATCTTTGAGCACCGCTTTGAGTTTTAGTGTGGCGAGCGTTCCGGCTGAGAATACACGTTGGTTACCATTGACATTATATCGTCTCTCCAGATACTCCTTGACTTCTTGTCTTTTATCACTTTGGAAATCACAATCGACATCACCGCAGCTACCACCACCCCCTTGTCGATAACCGTCCAAAACAACTGTATCAAGAACGACTATCGGACTATTAGATATTTTTTGTTTGACACATACTATTTGCATTGCCTGTATATTTTAAAATTAACTATACTGGATATAGTTTGCTTGCATACATCGAATGCTATGGCCAAATCTCTTTGCGCTACTCCCAAATTATTCAGTTTGCGAATCCTTTTGACATCAATGTTGGATAATTTGGCATTAGAACTAAATTGACCATAATCTTTTTTGAGCTTTTCGTCAATTGCATGTTGGTAATTCTCTTTTCGAGTGCACATTTCCAAGTTACATACGCAGTTATTATAAACATTACCATCGATATGATTAATCTCGCACTCAGAATCCCAGTTTGACAAAAAACTCATTGCGACCAATCTATGCACCATGTATTTTGTGGCGACATTACGCATACTTAAATTTACCGCTAAGTATGGAGATGTTTTCCCACTACCAACTCTTAAAATCTTTGAGGGGAAGGATGTCTTTTTACCATTCTTGTCAATAAACGACCTAACGGTACTTCTAACTCTTCCAATGCTGCTCACTTCATAAAATCCTTCAAATCCGGGAATCTTACGCCAGTTCTCTTGAATAATGGAATCTTCCATTATTTTAGTTGCTTTCAGAAACATTGCTTTTCTGTGCATTCCTGTAATGATGTTTTTTACATTTTTTCTAATTTCCTTCGTCTTAGAATTGAAATTCTGCATTAGCACTTCATATATTCCATTTTCTGTCAGCATCCATGCCTCCTGTTCACCATCAATGGTATAAACAATGTTTAGTATCTTTTCGTCATCGTCGATTGACCGTAACATCACTGAGGAATTGTCGTGTTCTATCCACTCAGCCACATCCTTAGCCAGAAATAGCGGATTCTCAAAATCACCATACACATTAACCTCCTGGTTCAGAATTTGCTGCGTTGAGAGCAGCACTGCATTTTTTGTAGCCATACTAATTGAATTGTCTTGAATTTCTACATAATCTGTTATTCAATCTTCAGGCTTATTTCAGCAATCAATATCTCTTTTGCCACATTGAAGTAGTGGCTATCTTTTTCTATTCCGATAAACTTCCGATTGGTATTCAAAGTAGCAATACCCGTTGAGCCGGAACCAAAGCAGTTGTCAAGAACAGTCATACCTTCATGGGTATAGGTTTTGATGAGATACTCCAAGAGGCTAACCGGCTTCTGTGTCCGATGTACACACTTGCTGGGGTGAGGCTTCTGAAACGATATGATACTGGCAGGGTGTTTGAGCCTGCTCAATTCTGCGTCAACCGGCTTATAAACTCCGTAATTCTGATTGGTCGGTGCATCTGTTTTGTGTTTTGTTCCCTTATCGTGATTTGGCTTTCCAACACTCTTTTGAGGATTGTAGACAGGGGCTTTCTTGTAGAATACGGCAATACTCTCGTGTCTTCTCAGCGGCATACGGCTGGCGTTCAGAAATCCCGTTGAGAGCTGTTTGTCCCACACAAGATCATACTTAAACATCTTGCGATTACTATTCACCAGATCCACGTAAAACTGTCCTTGTGCAAAGAGGACTATCACTCCGTTGTCCGAGATGATGGCATTGTAGCTCTCCCAGAGTTTATCGAAAGACAGAGGTTTGTCGTCTTTGTGATTAGTGACACCGTAGGGCAAGTCGCAAAGAATCATATCGACCTTTATCCCTTGCCGGGCAAGCTGTGGCATTATCTCCAAACAATCACCGTGATATAGCGTTATATTGTCTCTCATTGTCGAAATAGTTTACGTTCCACAAATAATCTCTGTGATCGAAAACCAAATCGTCACCATCATTCAATTGATCTGCATATACTACTATCTCTGTTTCGTCTCGCACAACAAGTAACTGAGCATCCTTATCCAGTCGCAGCACCTTACCATTTCCAAGCGTCAACTCGACATGCGAGGTTGATTCTATCTCACCTGCAAGAACCGTCGCTTGTGCCGGATAGAGCCCGGCTCGTTCCGGAAGCAGGAAACGCTCAAAAAGCAGGTTGTACTTTATCGGGTCAATGAGCGTAATCCCCATCAGGTACAATGCCAGACAACCTCCAGCCGAACCACGACCGCACCCGACCAAGATGCCATTCGTTCGAGCCCAATTCACGGTATCAAACTGCACAAGGCAATAATCAACATTATCCGTACTCTCCAAAATGTAAATCTCGTGCTCCAACCGTTTGCGATACACTTCTTCCTCTCCTTTGGGAACCAACCGTTCAAAACCTTCTTCCAGCAAGGCAAGGAACATAGCGTGTCGGTCGCCGTATTTTTGTTTCTCCTCATCGGTCATATCGTATCGTGGCATAAAGTTGCGGTCGGTCTCATAAGCTGCTTCCGCTGCCTCTGCTATTTCTACCGTTGCCCCACACATCCGTTCAAACAGTTTTTCTACATCCCATTTGTTGCTGAACAGTGGCTCAATCACCGTAAAATGCTCATCTACATCCTTAAAATACTGCTCATCGCTCTGCTCATGGGCTGCACTGGTAGCTATCTTGTTTAGAATAATCTTATTCCGCGCATCCTCCTTATCCAAATAGTAGCAGTCACATATCAGTATAGGTTCAATCTCGAATGAAAAGGTTACGGGGTCGGCAAAATTCTCAAAATAGCACGCCACAGAATGCAACACCTCCACATCAATACGCTCGGCTTTATACTCGGTAAGGTCAACCTGAAAGTATAACTTGCCAAAGGCTTCTTTAAGCATTGCTACAACGTGCTTGCTCTGATTGAGCCATAGCCCGGAGCGTTTACCCAATACCAATACAAGCCCTTCGGCATAGTCAAGCAGTTGCCGGAAAGTCAGTGTCTGGTCAGCACTGTCAACCATTATTGCCTTTTGAATACGGAGTAGGTTTCGCAATCCCTTGTCCGCAAGAGCATAAACTTTCATTTCCACCTTTTCATCCAGATGATTTAGCGTAAAAGAGTACCCAAAGACATATTTCAGTTCTACTTTGGCACACTCTTTCTGTAAAGTCAGCGTGGCGGCCATCGTATTGTAATCACAGATGCCGAGAGCCGTATGCCCTAAATATTTAGCCTTTCGTACCCAGTCAGCCACATCACCCGAACCATTCAAGAGTTCAAACGAAGTATGTACCCCCAGATTGACAAACGGAACATTTAGCCGGGTGGGTTGCCGTTTGCCAATGTAGCGGAGCAGATTAAACCGAAACTCCTCACGCAGATCGTAATAGTAAAAGTTGTTTCCGAATGGGAATACTACATAGTAAATCTCTTCCTGCATCAATACATCGGGCGACTCCATCAGGTTAAATCGGACACCGGAATCTGTTACTTTCAGTATGCTGCTAACCCCGTATAAGTCAGCGAGTAGCATCTTCCCAAAATCTTCTATCTCTATCAATTCACTGTCTATCTTCCGAAAGCATATTCGATTCACTTCCAGCCATGCGATTAATTCATTCATTATTCTTGTAATTTTGATAGTTTGTATTCTAATGGACTTCTGAGACGTCCTGAGAAAATCTCAAAAATATCGGTATCGGTCAGGTCTTGCCAATCTTTTGTAGGATCTGCAATATCTGCGATGAAGACCTCAAAGTATGGTGATAGTTCCGTTGCGGTCTGTTTGATGGCCGACACTGCATCTCCATCAAAACCCAGCACCACTGTTCGTACTCCCTTCGTTTGTAGCTTGTAAATCTGTGCCTGTGATACCTTCTTGCCGAAAGTTGCCACCGCCACAAAATGAGGGTTGTCGTACAATTCCAACTTTCGGGTGATCGCCACTACGTCAAAGATGCCCTCAACCAGTATCACCGTATCGGTTTCATCTTCAATCACCGCATCGTAGTTATAGAGTAGCTTCACGAAATCATTCTGCGTAGAGTTGTTAAACCGGCGTATCTGATACTCTCCGGCTCGTTTGGCTTTGCGGTTATAGTTATCAATCTCTTCTTTTGACCAGGTGTGCCGGGCTACATAACCCACCACATCACCGGAGTCTATCACCGGGAAAATCACATAGTCATCATAGCGGCGATTCAGCCCTGCGGTAATACCAACCGGAAACTGCTCGTAATCGTCATAGACAAAACCCCTTGCCTTGAGATATGGATGCGTATAAACCTGTCTGTAAAAATCCGGTAATTCCACTATTCCCAGCGTATCGTCTATCTCTTCTTCATTGTCGAGGGGAAACAATAGGTTCGCATTAAGCGGTGCCGAGAGATCCGCAGTTGGCGTTATCATCAGGTCGGGTCTACCGATCTCTTCCAGCAATTTATCTCGTGTCAGCGTAGAACGACCACAACTGAAACAATGTGCCATAAACGGCTTTTTACGAAGGGTCTCTTTGCCTATGTATATGCCGTATTTATCTTCCTTGCCACAGTAGGGGCAACGGGCAATCAGGTTCTTATTACCACCGTCCCGTTTGGCTCCCAGATGGCGGGTAATCTCCTCAATAAGAAAATCAGTCTCGTGTTTATTCATACGGTTAGCTGTTTAAAGAGAATGTTCGTTGGAAATCACAGAATACCTCATTGTCGTAGTCTGTGGCTATCTTAATCGTATCACCTTTTTTGAAAAACCGGGCTTTCGCAATATGAAGCCGCATCACATCCTCCTGACGTTCTGCCGATGACTGGTTCAATGAAATCAGGTGAGTACATGGACGTGCCAATCCTTTTGCCTCCGAACAGTTGTATTCGGTCAGTACATTGTTCTCGTTGTTAAGCCAGTCCCGGTTCTCGATGGTCGCCTGATAAGTCACGACCATCCACACCTTCTCGTCGGCAGCAAGGTCTTTCAGGTCATTGGCAACGGCAATACGTTTTGAGCGTTCGTGTTCGGCATTCCATACCCGGCGGCTGGCATCAGTCAACAAGTCCATCGAGTCGATAATCACGATGTCCGGATTACGACCGCACTTTTTACGGTATTCGGCAATCCCGTTTTTAATATCCAATGTCGAGACACGGGCATTGAAACGGGGAAAACAACGCACGGTAATCGAACCGCTCAGGGCTTCTACCGTCCGTTCAAACTGTCGCATCTCCGTTTCGGAAATCTTGCCACGCTCAAAGTAGTAGGCATTTTTTGATACCAGACCACCCGAATAAGCATTCAGAGCCTCCTCCTCCGAACCCTCCAACTGGAAATGGAGTATATGCAATCCGTCATCAATGTTACCCCGGATGCCGATATGTTTCACAATGTGGGATTTTCCTACACCTGTAGAAGCCAGGAAGCAGGTTAGCTGCCCACGCAGGTTACGCCCACCGTTCAATGCATCGAGGTATGGCACATAAAATCGCGTCACTTGCGGCATCGAGGAGTTTTGTTCCTCCCGGTCTTTGGCTTGGTTTTGTCGGAATCGCTCGGTAAAGGTCTTGGCAACATCGACAAAGGCAGAAGATTTAAGCGTAAAGCCGGACAACCACTCGGCGTACTCTTTCAGTAAATCCTGCGCTTTCTCTTGTTTGCTTTGATTATAGAGTTTGCCAACTTCCGAATAAACATTTTGTAGTCTGACTCCCTTGATATAACTCTCAAACATATCCAACACCGCTTCCGAACTGCTGTCAATATCATACTCCTGAAAGGTGTTGATTAATTCAATGGCATCGTAATCGGTACTGAAAGCCTGAGCAAGCACAGCATACGTTGGAGGATTTTTATAGTTGCGATAGTGATTGGCCACCACCTCCTGTATCCGTTGAAACGAGCGGTCAGGCAAAAACTCCTTCTCCATATATTGCACCAATACCCCACAAATAGTATCGCTTTGCAAGGCGGTAGCATACAGTTCATAGAGGAACTCCACACTTAGTGGGTTAGTTTTCGGCTTACCCATTTTGCACCTCCTTCCCCTTAAACTCGGCTACCCGAAGACGATATATCTCCGGGTATAACTTTTGGGTTCTGACCTTGCACGCTTTCGACTTTACACAACTGCGGCATACCGAAGAAAAAGGTGTCCAAAGCAAAGTGGAAACCCCACAGATATAGTAACCGACTTCTGTGGATAGTGCCCTGCGCTTGGTCGAATCCTCATAATCGGGATAGATAAACCGAAACAGAGGATGTACGCTGCGGTCTTCTATCTCACGTAGCAGATCCTCACGAGTCAGGTTAAAATTCGCTAACCACCTATCTTCATAATACTTCTGTCCGGGCTTTCGGGTTACAAATCGTGTCAGTGCCTTTATCCCAAACGAATGAGGCAGTTTCCATTTTGGTAGATAATCTGCTCCATATTCGGAAATTTGACGAACCTGGCACACACAGTAATCGACAATGCGTTCCAGACCTACCTCACCGTAATGTTTGGTGAGGTAGTCCAGTGCATCATCAATCTGCTTTTCCGCCAACCGACCACCCGGCATGGCGAAAGTGGATTGAACGCTCAAACGCACGAGGAGCACAAACAAGCGGCTTATGAGCTTACTCTTCTCTTGCATCGCCGTCTCGTGTTATCAGGTTTCGCATTTGCTTTTTGGCTAAGAAGATACGGCTCTTGATGGTGTCCATATTCTTAGCTTTCAGATTGCCATTTTGGAAGGAGATTTCAACAATCTCTTCCATCTTGTAGCCTGCTTGTTGAAGCAGCAGTGCCTCTTTGTGGATGGGAGCCAATTTATCCAACGCTTCCAGAATATCGTCATTGTAATATTGCCGATAATTCTCCATCCCCATGCAGTTACCGCTGATGTGATCATCATCTTCCGTGTCAGGAAGATCCACGACATCCACATTATCGCTGACCTTCATCAGGCTGTTGCGTTTGTTCAGGTCGAACACATGCCGTTGCGCTACGGCATAGATCCAGCTTTTGAGTGGGCGTTCCGGATTATAACTCTCGATGTAGCGAAAGAAATTAACCAGCACTTCGCTGTAGTTATCTTCTATATCGCCATCCTCGAATGTGTATTTGATACAAATACTATATACCAACCTCTTATGAGGTAATATGTACTTAGTAAAAAGTTCGGTTCTGCGCTTGATTGACTCCGGGTCTAAATCACGCTCAGAGGGTAAAGATTGTTTTCTCACACGCTCTTGCCAACATGGTGAAACAAAAAAACTACGTCTCAATCTGTCAGCTAATCCGCATCAATTCATCAATCTAAACTCTTCTTGCAATGGTCAATTCATTAGAAAACACGATACTTGTGGCAGTAGTATTTGAACACCCAGAAAGCATCCGCTTCATCGTCCGTTCGGGGACGGTAGTTGTATTTGGCAACACAGGCGTTTATCATATCAAGTTTGGTCGCTCGGCCGTTTCCTGCACCGAATTTCTTGATACTTGATACGTTTAAGAATACAGGCTCCGGAAGGTTCAGGGTGTCACACACCTCTAAGAGAATACCCCTGAACTCGGAAAGCTTTCGCATATCAATGAAATGATTGTTTACATTAACATCTTCGGCTACTACCAGCCTGATGCTGTGCTTAGTTATAAAATCAATCAACGTATCCCGAAACGCCTTGTGCTGCTTGTTGTCGTTTCGGGCTTTGGATTCATAAAAATTCCATGCCCCCGATTCGTGAACAGAGTAATATCCCGTTTGGGTAGCAATGTCAATGGCGAGTATTTGCTCCTTACACAATCCTTGATTCTCCATTCTCTTTGCGTATAGTTAAAGTATGAGCGTATGACTCACTCACGTGATTATGAGAAACGACAAGTGCCGTTATTCCAAGCTTGTTCAATGACTCAAACATCTTTGCGAGTCCTTCTTCGTCAACCGCACTAAGAATTTCATCCAACACAATAAGCGACAATCCTTTATCAGTATCACAGTTGCTATTAACCAGCTTCTGCATCGCAAGAATCGAGGCGAGTTGCAGGCGTGCAGACTCTCCGGCGCTCAACTTACCAAACGAGCCGCAATCAATGCCATCTCGCAAAATAGAGATAGAGATTTTTTCTCTCATCTTACCTGTTTTAAGCAGGGTATATCCAGAAAATAGGATTCTCAAATCACTGCCGATGCTCTCCAAAAACTCGTTGGTAATCTTACTCAACGCTTCAACCTTCGTATTAGCGAGGTAGGAACGGAACTGAATAAACCGTTGTTCCTGTTCCTGAAGTCGTCTCAGCTCCGTCTCAATTTCCGTTTTCTCCTTCAATACCTCATCCGACTTTTTACGATAGGTCTTAAGCGATGCTTTGAGAGAGAGAATCACCTCATCCGGCAAAGCATTGTTTAGTTCCCCGATAGTGATGTATAAGGTCTCGATAGAACTTTCCATTGCAGCAATATCTTCTCCCAACTTCTTAATTTCACGCTTACGGGAAGTTGTCGCAGCATCCACAATCTCATACGCTTGGTCGAACATTTTACGGCGAGTATTCTCTATGTCATTTTGGATCGAGACAAGTTTGTCTGAAAGCTGTCGGCTCCTTCGTTGCAAGGATTCGAATTTGTAATTCAGTGTTTGCAACTCCTTTTCCGCCACATCCACTTTGGCAAGCCACTCGCTGTTATCGGTATTCAGTTTGCGTCTGGCCTGTTGAATATCTTTCTGATCTTGCTCAATAAAGACAATGGTCTTTTCTGTCTCAGTACGCTTCTGAGTAGTCTTTTCTAACTCCGTTTTTAGGAGTTCTAACTCTTCTTCACCCTGAGCTACATCGAACGATTTGTCTGAAGCCACAAATTCAAATGCACACTTAGGGCAAGTGATAACTCCAGCAATTTTGTTTTTAAGTGATTCAATGGTAGAACTATGTACACGCCTCTTTTCTAAAAGTGAGGTACTGAGTTTATTTGCCTCTTGCATCTCTTTTTCTAAATCAGCGAGCTGTTTTTTATAGCCTTCGCTTTTGGTGGTGGCATCTACAACAAACTGAGCGTGTAGAGATTTTATCTCGGCACATTTATGTGTCTGCTTTTCAACTTCACCACCGATAGTAATAATCTCATCCGAAAGAGCCGCTTGTTCAGTCTCAGCCAGTGATAATTCATTCGTCTTTGTTTGCAGAACGCTATTCCAGTCGGTTAGCTTGCCGAACGGTTTAAGCACCACCTCAATGCCATTCAAACAGATTTTCAACGATTCTTCACTATCTTCAAGTAGCTGAATCTCCTTGTCAGTTGTGTCGAGAGTAAGAAGCACATCTGAAATAGCGTCAATTTGGACACCCATGCCTCGGAGCAATTCCCGTTTATCGGATATGCTTTTCTCAATGGCGGCAATCTTCTCAACTTTGCTTTTAGCACGCTCTTCCTTGAAGTTTTCTTCCTGCTCTATCTGCTCAACAAGCATCTTGATTCGCCCGTCCACTCCGGCCAGTTCCAGATCCACTTCGTGCAGCTCCTTTTCAATGGGGGCAATATCCTCGGTAATCTTAGCTATGGCTTCATCGACTACGATACCATTTGAAAAACGGTTGATAATCTCTTTCTTCTCCTTGTCGGAACTCGAAAGGAAATCCTCGTAGCGGTGTTTTGATAGGATAAAGTTGTTAAAGAGTTCATCACGGGTAATACCCAGTTTTTCGAGTATATACTTGTTGTAGGCATCTACTGAATGCTGTACTGCCTCGTCAGTAGTGACTGTTTTACCATCTCTTTCAATGACACAACGAACCCCTGAAGCCCCTTTGCGATAGAGGGATCTTTCAATGGTAAACACTTCGTTTGACGAACTATTGGCAAACTCCAACGACACATAGCATTCATCGGCTACATCGTTGATAATCTCCTCATTCTTTATTTTTCGAAGGGGTGAGCCGGTAATGCCGATAGCGATGCACTCCAAAAGTGCTGACTTGCCGGAACCGTTCGAGCGTTGGCTTTCGTTATCCCGGTTATCTCCGAAAATAAGCGTGGTTACACCTTGCGTCAGCGTGTAATCCAATTCCTTAAACGCACAGAGATTCTGTGTTGTAATTCTATTTAGTTTCCACATGGTTAGCTGATTTTTGAAAGGTAAGACAATCCCAATTCCACATCCTCAATCTCCTTCTCACGACAAAACGCAGTGTAAGTCTCGCGAATCTTATGGCTATCGAATTTCTCAAACAAAGACGAGGCGGCTACATCCACCTGTTCCGGCTCTTCGGTGATGATTTCCACTTTCGAAGCTCCGGCTTCCAATAGTTTTGCCTTGTCGATACCTGATGCTTTGGCAGAAGTGGAGTGAACTCTTACTTTGGTACGATAACGCCCGGTTTCTTTCAGTTCGTCCAGCAAATCTGTCAAGTGAATATCCACCTTGTCGGCTTCGATGTCGATAACTTTATATCGAACATTAGCCCGGTTCTGGATAAATTCGTGGGTGCCGTCACTATACAATACGGTATATCCCTTCTCTTCATCCTCACCAAAATTATGCTGACGGCTACTGCCGATGTATTCAATTCGAGTTTTAGGAATAACACAGCGATTGTGGTAATGCCCAACAAAGACACGCTCAAACTCATCAAAGATATTTGCCGGAAGCTCCTTCTCACTGGGCTGAGACAATGCGCCGTTAATACCCTCGTGGAGATAGAGAAAATTCTTTTTCTCCGGGTCAATACCGTTCTGTTTTACCTCAGCCAGTTTTTCTGAGAAGTTGCCATCTTCGGGAAAGTAAGGGATGATGTGCAGTAAAGCATATTGCCCGTCACCAATGGGCAGGGTAACGTAGTTGTCTGCTACTAATACATTTGGATGTTGGTCAAAAACGTGGCAATATCCCCGAACTGCTTCTTGATTTACTTTACAATGGTTGCCATTTGCCAAGACCACACGGATGTTGTTTTCAGCGGCTGTTAATAGGCAGTCGTGTATAGCCAGTAGTATATCGAGAGTTTGAGAAGCACGCGAGAGAAACAAATCTCCACCAATGGCGATCTCCCTAACATCTAATTTCTCACATATTGATAGTGCCTCATTCCAGTTTGCCACAAATTCGGGAATATTCTCCTTCCCAATGTGCAAATCATTCATTAAAAGCAGGTACGGATAACTTTTATCTGCCATAATAAGCGTATAAGAGTGATGGAAAAGGCAGTTTAAGGCTGCCTTCTCCAAAACTTGTGAATAAATAATCTGGAATTATCCGCTTATCTACGGCGGCGACGTTCAGTTGATTCTTGTGCCGGTTCTGCTGCCAGCTCCGGTTCCGGCTCAGGCGTAGGAACCTGTTCGGCTTCTGCTTGGGGATCAGTCTCCAAAGCCTCTTCAATCAGGTCAAGCAGTTCCTTGTTGGTAGTAGAACGGGTGATACGCACAGATAGTTTTTCCTGCTCAATAAACTGACGGATCAGCCCTCTGAGTTCTTGTCCCTCTTCGGTCTTATCAGAAAGTCCTTTGTCTTGTAACTCATCGTAGCGATTGAAAAGATCGTCTAACAGCAGACCTGTACCGTTCGAGGCGTTCTCTTTGGCATCCTTGGTGCGTTTGTCAAATGAGAACGAGCTGGTGTCTTCCTTCGGAATCTCGGAGCCTAATGTTTCGATAGCCTCCTGCATATCCCTATCACCCAGAATTGACATGCCGTATTTGGCATCACATTGCTTCAAATACTCAAGGGTAGCTTCGTACTGATAGCGTGAATAACGGTAAATGATTTCAGGAATACGGGTTGCCGCCATCAGTTTAGTTAATTCTTCACCGGTCAACACTTCATTCTCTGATTCGTTGTCAATCTCAATCGAATACTCGGTTTTGGAACCGTTTTTCTTCTTTTCAATCTCTACCGGATAAGCGTTATACACCGATGAGATCGGACATGGAAAGCCCGGAGACTTTGCCAATTTCTTTTGCCACAACTTGAACTTACGTTCGTCAAGTTCTTTAAACTGTGCGTGTGAAAGGGTAAGTAGCTGAAAACCTTTGGCACGTTCGTTCAGGTCAAGGATATACATCACGTGTCCATAGTTAAACTTCAGTCCACCACCAAATGAACCACCGCCAATCTTCTCTGCCAGTTTCTCATCACCCCGGTTCTGGGCCTCGGCAACCGCCAGTTTACGATAGGTGTCAATCAGGTCAACAGTGAATCCCGCATCAGTGGTGCGGGGAACTGTCACATACATGGATGTAACCTTGCCATTACCGGTAGCCGGTTTTTCCAGTTCCATCAACAGTTGACGAACCGGATACTCGTAGCTGCGACGATCATTCGTTCCGTCGCGATTCGGAGCGATAGGCAGGATACGCAGGCGATAAACACCTAACTTATCCATCCTGAAAAACTCAGCCTTGGCAAAAGACTTGTTTTCTTCGAGGGCACGGGTTTGCGCCTCTTCATAACTTTCTTGCGATGCTAAAAACATCTCTTCGACCGACATCATGGGTTGGTCTTTTTCCTCATTGAATTCTTGCATGATTGCAATAGTGTAAAAATTAAACTGCCCGAAGCAATCTAATCAAAACGACAGGCGAGTTCGGTTGCACCGTCCGTCTCAACTAACAATCAGTTTATATTATGGGAGGAAATCGGGGAGAGCTCCCTTGATTCTCTCGGCGACCATGCGCCTCAGTCAGAATAAAACTATCGGCACATTTTCGACCGATGATGTGCAAATGTACAAAACTTACTCGTCACCACAATGACTTTTTTTACTTTTTTGTTTCATTTCCACTCTCATTTTCTGTACTTTATCGCTATTTCTCTGGATATACTGATTGAGCTTTTTCTCACGCATTGCAGTATAAAAAACCGCTCTCTCCGCTGTCAATCTTTTAGGTCGATTACAGCAGATACCTTTTTTTCGATATTCCTCCAAATAGCGGAAAAATTTGGGCTTTTTCAGCGCAGAATCATCCGAAGCCCGACAAACTACTTCGATGGTACGCACCCGAGGTTCAGGATAAGTAGCCTTGGGAGTCATTCGCATAATTATTTCATAGACTGCCGGAACTTCATACTTGAGCATAAAGCCCAATCTTGTCTGCTCGAACTTATACTTTTTCAGTGTCCCCTTTGGTCTTCCGTCCTCTTTTCGACGGGGTGTCGGACTCGGTTTGGGTGGGAGCGTGATTCTCGCCCCCTTGAACTTCTTCGGTTTTGCCATCTTCTTGGGTATTTCTTGATTCTGTTACTATTTCCGGTTTAGTAACCAGAGCATTTGGGATTGCTGTGGCGATATTGCGCCTGCTCTCCACGTCTGATTGAATGTTTACTCTCTTCATATTAGTTGTTATTAAACGAAATAGGTGAAATTAATCTCAGTAGACACATTATACATGCCGCTCTCATATATCTGAACGGTACGTGAATTACCTCGAATGATAAAAGTACAGCCACGATTATACTTCGTATCATCATTCCAGTCCGCAATAGTCGTCCGAAGCCCATACTTGGGAGGTTGTATTTGGTTGGGAATAACAGCCATGACACCACCTTGGTTACTACCGTCACGTTTCGCCGTATTAATGATTCCTTGTATAGAAACCACATTCCCAATTTGGCGCACATAAAATTGTCGTGTGTCGGTTCCACCGCCGGAATTGTTCATCTGCAACCAACCTGTATCAATCAGTTTGGTCTGATACTCCTCGGCATAAGCGGCCCCCAGATTGCGACAAGCCAATTTTTTCGCATCAACATTCGGCAAAGACAAGTCAGAAAGTTTTCCATCTTTGGTCAAATAAGTGTCCGTAACCTCTTTTTTAGAAAATACATCAAACTTCTCACGCATCATCTGTTGCGCCTGAGCGGTGGTTTTACCACTCTTAACCAGATAAGTAATATAATCCTGAAAGAGTTGGTCTAATGCTGCGAACTTGCCATCTGCGGCTGTCTTGGTGTAGACTCCGATATTGGTGGCTACAGAGTCTCTGTCCGATGAGTTATAACCATCCAACAGACGTGGAGCATATTTTTTTAATTCCTTCACTATATCAGAAATCATAGCGTAGCCTTCTACTTGCGATTGTGACACTCCGAAGTTATCAACAAATGCAAAGTTCCCAGTCTTAATACCGTCGAGCTTCTTTTTCAGCGTATCGGTAAATATCACTCCCTGATAGGCACCATCATTGCCGAGCTTCCCGGCCATCATTTCGTCTATCTCCTCAGTTGAATAAACACAAAGATTCTTTCGTGCCTGAATCATACTGGCAAGGTCAGAGAGGTTGGCTGTTTTTGTCAGTTTCAGTTCACCGATGCCTGTCTTCTCCGCATCGATTACACCCCGCACCGCAGCTTGCTTCTCCGCTTTCTTGGCGGCAGCTTGTTCTGGTGACATACCGTTAATCTCATCAGCAGAGAGATTGACCAGTTCTGTCAATTTGCCGTTAATTGTAAGATATTTCTCGTCCGTCTCGTTTTTGGAATAGACAGACAGATTCGTTCGGGCAACCCCTTTATCCAAAAGGTCGTTCAGGTTATTACCAACCCCCGCCTTGTCTTTAAGTGCCTTAACTACATCGTCAGCCGTGACATATCCTTCACCACCGCCACTAATCGAACCGCCCGAAATAGCATCGAGCTTTTTCTTGTAAGTGGAAGTAAAATCTTCGGTGGATAGTTGTTTGCCTGTAACTACCGACACCTTCTTTGCCAATTCATCAGTAAAGCTCTTTTGGGTGACAAATACCGAATAAATATCCGCACCCTTCAATTTGACTTCACCATTCAGATTAATATGCCCTTTAGAAGTAAATACCAGATTGCCGAACAGGTTTTCCAATGTAAAATCATTATTGGTGGTAGAGAGATACCCCAGAGAGGCTATCGATACTCCATCCCGGTCTTGCCACTCAAAGTACGCTGTCAGTTCTGGATCTCCCTTGGCAAACGAGGTGTTTTTCAAAACAGCACTCAGACCATTGCCACAAACTTTGAATGTTCCGTTTACGGTCGTGGTTTTGGTTTTTCCTTCGACAGAGAATAGTGGTACTGAACAACTTTTGCCGTCCCACACATTGAAGTTGCGAAAACGGCTTGTCCCCTGATTAAATCCGACATGGTTGATATTCACAGAGCCATTGTCCGTATCATCCGCTATATTAATGAGATGTGTTTGGTAGATGTACACAGAGCCGACGCGACTCGTCTTGAGGTTGATATGATTACAGATAAACCCGCTTTCACTCAGCTTGGCAATTTCAGTCACACCTTTCATAAACAGGAAAGAGCCATCTGTATCTATTACCACCTCAGCGGTTAACAACTCACCCAGATAAGCCCCCAGTGTTGTGGCTCCCGACTCTTTGATTCGACCACGCAAGCTACGCCCGTCAGCGGATTGAACCGATACATCCTTGGATGATTTTAGACCTTTCTCGACTAACACTTCCCCCGCAAAGGTTACGTCTTTTTTGACCCGCTGCCGTTGCGATGGAGAATCCAACAGTAGCGCATAACGCCCGAAAAATTTATCAATCAGACGGGGCGCAAATTCTTTGGTAATCTCCAAAAAGACAGGGGGAAATCCCGTTACAGGATCTGTAATCTGCGGAACAGTAGTCCCTCCTGTACATAGATAACATGAGCGGCCTCGTTTATTAACCTCATTGGCATAAACGACAGACTCATTACTATTCTTCTCGTAGATAAAGTATGGAAATGCAGCGTTTTTAGCTCCCTCAAAATAGCGAACCTTTCCACCCAGCCAGACATAACCTGGAGCTATAACAGTTCCTTCGATCTGACAGCCGGAAACAATAAATGCCGGACACTCGCCAAAAATGGCGGTCATGCTCAGAGCAAGTTCCTGCAAATTCAATATGTCATCGGAGTAGGTATAACGCCCTCCGGTCTCTGCGATGTATTCTTTCATAAATGTATGTTGTTAGTAGGCTTAATCTCTTCTCCTTCAATTTTAATCAGATAGGTTTTACCTGCAACCTTATAGGTGTTTACCCCAAAAGAGAGCATATAGACAAACTCTTTCGTGGAAATGGTAATCGTGGGGACATTCACGATAAAACTCACTTTGTTTATGGCTCGTTCCTCAGCAATCTGATAAAACTCGCGCGGCTCTTCCAACGGGTTGGCGGTCGCTACATGTTCGTTTTCCTTCCAGACAGTAAATGGTCGGCTGTTAACGGCATTCTCCCGATAAATATCCACACCGAGTGGAGTGCTTTCGGTAATGATAATTCGATCTGTTGAATCGGCAAAATACCTGCTGAATTTATAATTGAGAAACCACTCGAAGTACATTACCTGTGAAGTCATCCGGGCTTCGATATGTTTCTCACGGGCAAAGCCCATGAACCAGTCGTTCAGCACCCGAAGCGGCCATACCCAGCTTTGCAGTAATAGAATGTACCGCCGTCCACTCAGATAATAGGGCACTAAGCGGTTGATGAGTTTGTCTGTAGGTAGTTTATATCTCATTGCCTGCATCGAGTATTAATTTGATAGCCTGACGAAAGTTCGGAATCTCTTTTTCTTCGCCGCTGCCACCGGATTGTTTCAAGTAACCGGATGAAGTATGCGTCATTCGGCCCACTTTGCGGGTAGGTGTGATATGTCCGTCCGAATCATAGGGGGCAATAAAAATTCCCTGTGTAGGGATCGTGTCCGTATCGATGTGTACATCCGTCACGTGCTCCGCTCCACGGATCGCAGCGATAATGTCTGATACATAGATGGTAGAGTCAAACTTGATGTTCATCATATACTCGTTCAACTTCTCCTCAATGCGGTCGTACACCTCAGATTCCATCACTGCACCGTCATGGTAAACCGATACTCTGGGTATCAGTACATCGCCCTCCTGACTGGCTATTTCGATTCTCGTTCCGGCAAACTTTATCTTGTTGATATATGCCTGTATCATTATCAACTCTTCCTGTGGAATACTTTTTAGCTTGCCCTTTTCTCCGGTTGCCACCTTTAATATCAGCTTATTATCCAAATTCACATCACTGGAACTTTCCATGTACGAAGCCTGAGTAATAATCTGTTTGGTTTCGTCTATATCTGCATAACCAAACGCCAAGCCATCTTCCCTGACCATCAGTTCATCACCCTTTTGATACTGCATAAGGGCATTGATATAGTAAGTAGGCGTACCGTTTATCCGATTGTTGATTACATTTGAAATGTCAATGGCAAAGACATCCAGTATGCTTTCAAAGCTAAATACTACCGCAGCGAAAGTCCAGGTAATACCGTTTAGAACAGACAGCTTTGAGTCACTGTCAAACTCTGATAGCTCAAGGCGTTTATTGCGTTCCTTGATAGCCTTCTCGTATATTTGTTTAATGGTTCTGCTCATATTTATAAGTCGTTTCATTAATGATAAATTCCCATATACCACCTTCGTTCCATGCAGGCTCGTGGGTCAGTACCCAGACGGCTTCCATACCCGAAGTGATGCGATAGTGACTGTTGCTGTCTCTGGTCGGTTCTCGATATTCTCCCGATGGTCGGGCCGTCATCACCACCTTACAATTACGACGGTTATCATGCTGCCGGACTAATCCAATCAGGTAGGCATCTATGGTAGGCTGGCGATAGATGGTTTGCGTCAGTGAGAGTGACATCAGGTTTTTCAACTCCAAGAGTGGGGTCAGGTCGTTTGTTTTCAATCCATCGAGCGACACACCAAAGGCAGTTTCCAGCATCGGTAGAGAATCAATTGACAGAGTAGCGTTATTCAATACAAAGCGTTCAATCGGAATGGATTTTAATATATACAGTTCAATTGGTCGCAATCCGCTAATATCAAGCTGATTGATATGCCCTTGCATATACATTGAAACGTGTCGTTTATTCCCGATAGTAGAATCGAACAAATGACTAAATACAGTTATCTTATCCGACAACGTGATGGTTTGAACCTCGGAGTTATCCCCCCAATCCAGTTCGATTTTTCCATTACCTGAAACCGAAAACTCGACTCCAACCTCTTTAGCGGATGTATAGATCTCTACCGTTTTAGGTAGCGAAAACACCTTCGGATAGACATGCTGCTCTCCGGATGCCGGAGTGATACCGTGCATCTTGTAATAAGCGGTCACCTCCTTGTTAATCTGATAATCATCTGAATAGATAAGCTCGTCTCCGGCTTTCAAGTCCGTATCAAACGATACCGATTCATTGTTCACCAACAAATCGGTAACGCCTTCCACAGCTCCATAGATATGCAGGGCTACATCATAGATGTTTTGCCCTTGTATGACAATGTATTTACCCATTTTTCTCTTTGACCTCCAGTAAAAGTTCTCCCGTTTCAGAATTCATATAAGCGTTTACCACAATCATATTGTCCGCTTCAAACTCTTTTTGCAGCTTGGCGGCCAGTCCGCTATTCTCAAAATTACCATGCAAAAAATCGATCAATCCGACACCCGTAAGTGGATGCTGGTAGAGTGTTCCGGCTGTGGCTTTGAGCAGGAAGTTTTGATTCTGGGGCAACGAAGCTTGGATAAGCAGATCGGTCTCATGGCCACTGTAAATCTGAAACACTCCCTCCTTGAGCGTGAAATTATAGACCTCTTCGCTGCCGAGTGTCCGGTACTGGGCAACCCGAATCATATTGTTATCGGGCAACACCACACGATACCACGGTCGATTGGTCGTTTGATTGAGAATATATTCCGGCTGTGAGTTCTCTACATCCATCCGCAATCGCACCTGTAACTCTTTGTTCAGTGGCTTATAGGGCAAACGGATATGGACTTGAAACCCATCTTTGACCCGTTTTTCAAAGCCTTTGGGAATCAGAATCTCGCCATAGCAGAAATTATCGTTATCCAACCCATCGACGCGCCCCAGCAATACAAAATCGTAGTAGCTTTTGCCAACAATATTCTCCGCTGTTTCCAGCTCTCCAAAATTCGTATCTATCTGTATATCTTGTCTTGCCATAGTTGCGTAATAAAAAACCGCCCACCTTTTTTGAAAGTGAACGGCAACATTCACTCTCTTGCAGAATAGAGTGAACCGGGCAGAATAGTTTAATTTACGGCTATTGAATCATATATCTTAGAAATGGAAATCCACATGTCATCCGGAAACTGTTCATCCGATACTTTCTCACAAATCATCTTAAGATATTCCATCTCATCGGTGGAAAAATCGACATGAAGGGGCGTTTCTTTCTCGATGTCCCATTCAATGCGTTTGGTTTCTTCGTTCTCACGCAGATTGACTTCATCTCGTTCAGTATCACTGATCTCAATCTTTTTCAGAATCTCCTTTTTTAGGTTGAACTGCTTGAAGTTTCCCTCTTTGGGGAGAAATGCCGGAATGTACAACCGGTCTTTAATTGATAGTTCCATATACTTTTTGATTTAGTTTACTTAGGTAGTATAGCCCTTATCTGTCGGCATAGTTTTCAGGTTGCTGCATTTCCCCTGCATTTTCCTTGATTTTTTCGACAAATCGCTCGAAGTCAAGGAAGAATAAAGAAACTTTCGCCTGACCATTCAGATTGCAGAACACGTTTCCATTTTCAAAAGTGATATACCCCGCATTATACTTTTCCACTCCGTCAAGCATTGTTGCCTGAACATTGGCATTGATACGGGTTAATACATCGTTGACCGTTACATATTCTATGAGGTAACTGGCATTGGCGGTAGTCTCTTCCGCTGTTTTTGTTAGGACTGTGCTTGTAATATTCATAATTTGCTTTTATTTCATGTAGAATAGAATAATCCAAAGACAAAAGTTTATCAGTTTTAAGACCAATCGGCTGTACTAAACACCTGAAAACAAAACGACCCTTCATTGGCACTGGAATCATCTTGTGTTTGGACATAGAAATAAGAACTATATATACCCATTATGGTAGCGTAAATGGGTGTACCGGTATAATATCCGGTCATCTGAACAAAGTAGTTACTATTTAACCCCCAAGGCAGATAAACCGTATAACGTCCTGTTCCGGTTCGACTGATCGACATTCTGGTGCCATCAAAAGTTTTCTGCTTAAGAGAAACGCTGGTGCCCGAAACCGTGGCGATACCTGATGCCAGACACTGCAAATAACTTCCATACTTACCACTGCACATTACATCACGCCTGTTGATTACAATCCAGCCAAAGAAAGTTGCATTATCTCCATAGCCTAATAATTCAACCATTTCCCGTGAAAAAGTGATGGAAGTCTTCTGTATGCCATCCTCAAAAAAATATTTTCCCGATGGGGCATAGATCGTCATATATCCTACCGTGGTATTACCTCCCCATTTATAATTCACCAGTGTAACCCTACGTCCACTCTGTTCCAAAGACCACGGCAAAGAGATATTTTCATCCCAGGAACCACGAATGGCTACAATGTTGTCGTAGTTATTAAAGTTTTCCTGTGTTGCTGTATCACCGCCAATCCAAATCGAAGAGTCGTTTAATACGAACTTATTTCGCACGCTACCCTGAATACGGACATTATTGAATACAGCACCTTTAGCTGTTACATTCCCCTTTGTGTCCCATGATATGTTTCCATTGGCCAGTTGTCCGGAACCATCATTATTTAGCCGCCAGCGGCTACCATTGATTATAGAACCGTCCGAGGAAAGTGCCACGCTATTTTTGTAAATTTGATAAGAGTTGATATACCACCCTCCGATTGTTCCTTTATCAAAGGTGCAGCTAAGGCCATTGATATACCCCGCATTGATAATATTAGCTTTAATGCTGGCAGCATCTAATTTGGATGAGTTGATGCTCCCGACAGCAATACGATCCGCACTGATAGTACCGGCAGTAATCTGGTTGGCACTCAATGTCCCTGTGTAGATACCATTGGAATCTATCGTAGTCGTATACTTCTCTGTGGAAGTTACATCAAACACGGTTGCATAAGCCACATACCATGTTAGTGTTGCAGATCCTTCGATATAGAAGAAGTTAGTACTGGAGAAGTTTCCCGTTCCACAAACTACTTTATACACATACTCACACCAGTCTCCCGTACCTGCATTTGAAGTAAGCCATTTACTCCAACCTCCATCACCGATAGCATTGGAAGCCCACTGAATTGTTCGTCCAGTAGGGATTTTGGCAATGATTCGGGTAATGAAAATTTTACGATAGGAACAAGCATGACCAAAATGAAAGCCACCGCATCCGGGAGATGCACTACCCGTATTGACAATCCTCAGCAGGTACTTGCTGTCATTGGGGGCTGTACTGTCATAGGCACGGGTAACAGCCACTGTTCCATTGCCTAAATTATTGTAGACATTTGTACTGTTATTACCATCAAAGAATGTCGGATCGCGGAACAGCATCTTTCCGTAAGCCATTGCAGATGCCAATTCTTTTGCGGCATTGGCTTTGTTTGTTGCATCTGTGGCCGCACTACTAATGGCTTCTGCTTTCTTGGTATCAGCATAGCTCTTGGCAGAGTTTAGGGCATTGGTGGCGGCATTTGTCCAATTCAAGGAAACGGAAGAGCCGAACGTAACGTTTCCGGCTGCATCCCAAACGATATTGCCATTTGCCAATCGTCCGGAACCATCGTTATTTAATCTCCATTTCGTCCCGTTGTAAACACTGCCATCTGAACCCAGATAAACACTATTTTTCCAAATATTCGCATTGTCGAAAGCCCAACCCGCAATACGGTTATACACCTCCTTACTACCGGAACGGGAGTAGTTGGTTGATAGACAAAAGTATTCAGTATTGTCCCAGGCCATCATTTGAATGCCCATAAATCCTGTTTTAACCGTATTGCCGGTAGCTGCTATCTGACCAATCACAATGTGCCCTGCGTTCGATGACTGATGCCATAATAAAGAAATACCCACAGGCTTATATGCCCCAGTGTACCAATATCCGCTACCATTTGCAGCGGTTCTTATTTGCACCGGCATAGTACCTACGCCTCCTATACCTCCCGTTGATATATGGTCGCTTCCAATTGTAAAGCCGCCAATAGTTCCTTTGGTAAAAGTGCAACTAAGTCCATTTATGTAACCAACATTGATGATATTGGCTCTGATACTATCAGCATCCAGTTTAGTCGCATTGATACTACCGGCAGCAATACGGTCGGCACTCAATACTCCGGTTGTGATGCTTGAAGCATTGATAACGACCGCATTGACTTGATTGGCAGTCAGCGTTCCCGTATAGATGCCTGTCGAACTGATATAGGTTAGCGGATGAGCGGATAAAGTGGAATCATTGCCTTGTGCCAGACCGATAAATCTACGCCTGCGAATCTCTTCCTCAACAGCAACAGTCAAGGTACGAGGAGCAGGAGCATTCACGGTTGTACTGCCACTTTGAAACATCAAATCGGAATTGTAGGCTATTTGCGGACTTGCGGGTATAGGAGACGGGCTGAATTCCGAACTGACCAAAGGCAAATCTGAATAGAGATGATACTTGGCTCCGGTCGCACCACCGCCACGTAAAAAGATGGCGAACATACAACTGTTTCCACAATGCAATGCACCGGCAAACATTCGGCAATAGGTTTCCGACAACTCGTAAATATCCCACGAGTACTCAATTCCTCCCCATCCACCAAAATTAGTTTTCAGATGCAATACAATACCTCCTTTATGAGTGGCTGTATTCCATGAGTCAGGTGCTTGCTCGCTGTATGTTCTTCGTACTACGATTTCTCGTTTAAAGTTCTGGTCACCACCTTTGATAATGACAGGATAATAGGTATTGGCATCTCCGTTAATCACGATGGACTGGTAATACGGATAGCCGAAGTTTGCCTTTTGAGCGTTTGCAATGTCGTTTTTCCATTGCAATGATACGGATGCTCCAAATGTGACATTTCCGATGGCATCCCAAGCGATATTACCACTGGCAACCTGTCCCGAACCATCATTGTTCAACTTCCATTTTGTACCGTTGGTAATCGAACCGTCAGCACCGAGATAAACACTATTCTTGTAAATTTGTGTGCCATTGATAGTCCAACCGGCAATGCGATTTACATATCCCAACTGTACAACCGTGTTTCCTGCTGTATCTGTGGCGAAAAGCCCAAAATCGGTATTGCTATTGTGGTATATTTGTACTCGATTTCCACTGGTCGGACTCGATGATGCCCCATAAACAGCAATACGGTTGTTTGCCTTATCCAAAATAATTTGACCGCCGGAGATAGATGTGGAATTAATAGTCCAGCCACCGATAGTTCCTTTATTTACAGTAAGGGTAAGGGCATTGATATTTCCAGCGGTAATCAGAGTAGCTTTTAACGCATCGACATTCAGCCGGGCGGTGTCAATCGTCCCTGCGGTGATTTGACTGGCATTAAGTGTTCCGGTATAAATACCATTCCCATTGATAAACGTGTTACGCTGGCCATTAATAGAAATTCCTTGCGGAACGCCATTTATTACAATTGTAGATAGTTCCGCGTAAGGTTCGGATGCGCCCAAACCATACATGGAAAAGAGTCCGTTGTTTTTCCCGATTCCCGGAATACCGATAAAAGCAAAAGGGATGCGTTCGTCGGTAACTATCCTGTCACTTCCACCACAACGTTGAATCGCTGTATTCAGTGTTGCGTTTATACGGATGGCATCATAGGAAGTCAAAATGACAATTTTATCGTTGCCCAGTGCATTAAGTGCTGTTGCCAATGTATCACAGTTCGCTTCACTGCCATAAACATCATAGTTCACAGTAGAATTCGCAACCAATGTATCACGGGCAATAACAATCAATGTTAGCCCTCTGGCACTGGTCTCATTAACCGTCGTACCATTCAGCACCACTTTACGGGAAGCAGCATGACTGAACCCTGTACCCCGTACATACAATTTTCCACTGTTGGCAGCATTAGCCGCCGCATTGGTCCATAATAGAGAAACGGAAGAGGAGAATGTAATATTTCCCGCAGTATCCCATGTAATATGACTACCCGCTATCGCTCCGGCTCCTGTTGCATCCAACCGCCATTTCAATCCTCGGATTCCGTTTGAGCCAATGGTAATAGAACCGGAAGCTGCCGTCAGTCCTCCTGATGTGTTGTTTTTCGTTCCTCGAAAAATGGAATCCGCATCCAGCGACCAACCGCCAATTTTCCCTTTGGTTACATTCAAAGTCAAAGCCTCTATGTTCCCTGCTGTAATCAACGTTGCCTTAAGTGCATCAACGTTGATTCGGGCAGCATCAATAGTACCTGCCGTTATTTGAGAGGCATTAATCTTGACCACATTCACCGTATTTGCAGACAACGTACCTGTAAATATTCCACTCGCATCAATATAGGTAGCCCCAACCCATGCTAAAGCAACCGCAGAACCAAACTCCACCTTTCCGGTTGCGGCATTGTACTTGATAAACTCGTTGCCATTACCTAACTGAACATTGCCAGTCGCATTAATTTCAAAGGTCTTCTTTCCGTTGTTGAAACCATAGATACCGTTTACCGTCTCTTTGGCTATCGTTCCTGCTGCATTTTGGGTGCTAAGTACAAACTTACCGATTGCCATACCGGTAAGAGTACCGTTCGCATTCTTCGTTCCTGCAAATATCTTGGGGGTTATCACGCTTTGTGCATCGATCACAGTCTTTCCGCTGTTCCAATCCGCTACCCAATCAAGCTGGTTACTGTCGGTACCGGGTGTTCCCGGAGCACCCGACTTTACTTTGTACCAACCAAAAGAAGCGTTGAGCGTTTGTCCGTTTATAATAACAGGAATGCTAATCGTTCCGGTGTCGGCAAGTGTCGTATTGCTTCCAGAGATGGTAAAGGAAACGGTTTTAGTGCTCTGGTTAACCGTGATGGAATAAAATCCGGTAGGTGTAGCAATGGCTCCAATGCTAAAGTCTGTGACCGGAGCTTCACCACATCGGACAGACAGGACAGAATGAACAGTAAGTGTACTGAGAACCTTTCCAGTATGGTCACACGAAATGGCAGCCTTATCAATGGATTGATAAACTGCATAGGTGTCGGTAACTATCCGGATGGTTATTTGTCCTCTCGCTACTACCGCCATTACTTGCTGATTTCAACAGTAAATGTAGCCGCAACAGAAACCTCGTCACGGGTAACAGTCAATGAGCGACCCGTCTTGACTCCGGCGGTTCCCCAAGCGGTATCTTGTACACCAAGTTTATTAAACTTACGCCAGGTACAAGTAGCCCCCGTAAAGAATGAATCAGGCAGTAGAGCTCCATTTTGCCAACAATTAACGGTCAAATTCGTTGAAGTCAAACCGCTTGTCAGTGTCGTACCTGCCGGGGCGATGATTTCTACCTGATACGGGTCGGACATGTCGGCAAACGAAAGAATATCACTTACGGTCGTATTGTAAGTGCCGGATGCCGCGTCCGTGTCTTTGATTTCACACTTGAACGATTCGAAGTTCAATACTGCCGCTTCCGGTATGGCTATCTCATTGGTAGTAAATCCAGTAATGCCACCAGCATTTGCTGAGGTTATTTCTGTCCATGCGCCACTACCTAATTTGTACCATTTATAAGTCACGTTAGTATTGTCAATAACCGACCCTCTCCACATATCACAGTGTGCTTTAAGAGTCGTTATATCACCGTTCTTGAACACCGTTCCGTTGGGAGCATAAGCGATTGCACAGATGAGTTGTCCGGCATTGGTCGTTTTGGTGTAAGTAATATTTGCTTTCGCCTTGGTTTCTGCGGTCGTGTCAGGGTCTACATAGATCACCTCACACTCCACCTGCAACTGACCCACCGAAGTCATGTTGTTTTTAATAGTCAGCGCATAAGGAGCTATCGTGGCTGCTGTAGCCCCAAAAGTAGCGATTGTCGTTGAACCGTTTATCTTCCAAACCGGAACACCTTTAAGTCTTGAAACCTGATTGGTACCCACTCCCGTAACATACACCTCCGGGGTAATAACCAAAAAGGGCGATGCCGTCCAGTTGGGAACATAGCTTGAGTTTTCTTTGTTGAAAATCTGGGTAGTTGCTACATTACTGCCCAGATATAGGTTGATGGATTTGCCATCGTTAAGATCCACAATGGTAATCTGACCTCTCGATATTACTGCCATATTTCTAAAGTTTTAATTGATAGTCACTTCACAAGTGAACATCGCCCTGCGGAAAATATCTTCATCCGAAATCGTCAGATGGCGACCGATGCCGGTGTGCTGTTCATTCCAAACGGCATCGCCATCCGCATTGAGTGATGTTCTCTTCCAGCAGAATAGGTTATCGGGAATGGTTTCGGTTATTTCTTTTGCTCCTTTATAGACATTGGCTGTTAATGTCGTTGAGATATTCCCATTGATAAAATGATTGCCGTCACTGGTAAATATCTGCACAGAGTAGGCATCCTCTCCGTCATAAAGTTCCACGATGGAGATTTGTCCCCGTGCTATCAGGTTCAACCCTTGATAAATTTCACAGACAAGAGCTCCACGAGTGTCAATGTCTGTTTTAGGAACTTGGATCTGTTTTCCCTGATAATTGTGAATAACTTGTATGCCTTCCGGGTCAAAGAGTTTCCAGCTATAATGGAATCCCGTTCCGGTGGTATCTGTTTCCTTGCCGGAGCGATAAACCAGTGCTTTAGCTTCAATATCATTCTCTCCGTTCTTAATCACAAACCCTTTCGTTCCGACAATATCCACCACAAAGGGGTCAGTCATATCGGTAAAGGTGATAGTATCAAACACGATCTGCCCGGCATAACTGTTACCGATGGTCGTATCCGTGTCCTTGATGGCACACTTAAAGGTCTCAAAATTACGCACGGCATTGGGCGTTATAGTAATCTCATAGGTTCTCCATCCGGCAATAACACCCTGTGGGTAAGTCTCACTAAGAACCGCCCAACCGGGGCCAAGTTGAGCGTCATATAGAGGGGTTGTAACAATAGAGTTAGTTACATAATCCCGTGTTAAGGGGGTGGTTAGGGTAACTGTCTTTGTCAGTTCATCTATCGATTGGATAATATGCTTGTTTGCACCAATCAAATACAATACGCCTCCCGGCACCATATTGGCAACCGAGCGTAAACTGATTGTATAGGAGCCCTTGCTGACAGGAGCCGCCATTTGAACGTTGGCAAACACAGACTCATCACGCACACCCCAACGATACTCTGCATTAGTGCTGTCTATCTGTGCTCCTCGCCACAGGTCGCATCGTGCCGTTAAGTTTTTCGATTCTCCATTTTTGAAGATATTGCCGTCCGGCGCATAAGCCAACGCCATCACCCTTGCACCCGGATTGGTTAGCTGTGAGAATTGGATGTCGGCAGCAATAGTAGTCTCATTACCACTACTGTCGATCCAAATGGCTTGAAAACCATACCGCATATAGGGAGCGTGTTGGCCGATGTGATTAGCTTTAATGGTTAAGTTGTATTTAGCTGTCGTATCACCAATCCAGCAACTGTCTGTTCCCGATATGATTTGTTTCCCGTTTTTATTCCACGACGCAGAGCCCAACTTAATGCCGGGACGCTGTGTCGCCGGATCAGCGAGCTGACCAATCAAGTCACTGTCTCCATAGTTGCTAATAAAAAGTGAAGGGGTCAATATCAGGTTTGTATGAGCCCAGTTTGGCATCCATGTGCGAGTTTCTTTATCATATATCTGTGTGGTGGATAAATTCGATGAAACAAACGCACGAATATTTGATGGTTTGGCTTGGGACAGTATCTGGTCTTTGGCCTCATCGTCCAGTTCTCCCCAACGAATAGTGATATCTGTCAGTTCAATATCGTCCAGTGTCCATTTGAATTTCCCTCCGGCAAAATACCCCGTACCATCCGGCTTGATGATAAATGAACCGTTGCGGGAGCTGATAGAGCCATCCTCGTTCAACCTTAATAGCGGATTTTGAATGGTACCACCTATACCGCCTTTGTTGAACCACGCTCCATAGTCCTCTACATAGGACAAATGTTCATCGGTGGGTTGGTATTGTGAAGCGTTATTGCCACTTTCGAGTTGGGGAGCGGTCAAGAGCAGATTTGTAAGAGATGTTTTGAATCGGATATACATTGCCTCTTGCCGGGAGTCTTGAACGACAAATGAGACCTTATAACGCCGCCACTCTCCTGCAATATCTATTTCAACATCTTGGATATAGTGCTCGTCTTGATAGAAAGCAATCCTTCCTTCCGTTCCCTTTACCCATATCGAAAAGGTATATCGTTTACCGATACGTTCCATGCGCCAGGCAGAGGATTGTACACATAGTTCTGTATCTCCACCCGTACAAACGACATCGCCAATTCCTGCCGGAGCAACCTCTTGCACAACTATTCCCCCAGAGAACTGTGCGCCAATTGAATTAGCAATCACGTTCTTGTGAATCTTACCCACATAAAAAGTAGAGGCGAATCCGTTTTCATCACCTGCTGTTAATGTTCCTGCAATGTTCACATTGCGGGTAGCGTATAGGTTTTGAAAGTAAGCCCCATAGCCCTCCAATAAGCCGAACACCGGGTCAATGATCCCTGTAATCTTGCCGATACGTGCTTTGGTCGAATCTGCGAAGGTGGCGATTCTCGACAATCGAACAATATTCAAATCTGAAATCTCGCACCAGTCATCACCAGTTAGCTCCGGAGCAATGGTTAGTTGACGGGGATATTGCCCAGGATAATCAATCGTGATAAGGGATAGCTTGTATTGCCAGTCGGTTGAGATATCCACCATGTCTGTGCCATCCTCTTCACTGCCGTCGGTATAACCAAAAGCGAGGGGCACATCTGCCTGAGCTTTCGATGCTCTGACTTTGTAAGCAATGACCATTCGTTCGGGATTTCTAACCGTGCCGTTGACAGGGAATTTAAACGATTTCCCGGCTGTGATGCGTTTAGGCTTTTCTTGAAGGTACAGTGAATGCTCAGTCGCCATACCGTCAATTACATCCATATAAGGCGATTCCGAATCGGATGCGGTCAGGTAAAGCGCACCACTTCGATTGCTATTGAAAAGATTGGTAACACGTACAAAGTCGAGTAGTTCTCCCTGCTGAGGTTCATCGCCCTCAACTAACGCTCCGATAAAATAGGGGGACTCTTTCTCCCTGACAATATCGCTACCCGTTTCAAGTACAATCATCAACGAATAAATCAGGTTGGGATTGTCGAAGTACTGACGGCGTACCACATCACCAACTTGTAATCCCTGAGTCTTTTTTGATTCGGGGTCAATGAGTATTTTGTATTTTGAGTAACTGTATAATGCCATTCTCTAAGTTGTTCTATATAGAGAATAGCAAGAAATTGATGATATGGTTTATCTTTAGAGCAAGATGTAATGTCTCTATGTACCAATACGAATAACGGATGAAAATAGATTTTAAGATTATTGCGATTATTCTTTTTAAAGATTGTATTTGTACTTTCCACTAAAAAAAATGAATGCCAAAGAATTGCTGACACACTGCTGTCAGTTGACCGATGTAATTTTGCATCGTGATTACAAGACAAGTATAAACTTTAAAAATCAAAAAAATGAAACTTACACCCCACTTTACATTTGACGGTCAAAGCGAAGAGGCACTAAAATTTTACAGCGTAGCACTAAATGGTGAAATTATCAGCCTAATCCGTTTTTCGGATATGGAAAACAGTTGTTGCAGCTCGGAAAAATTAAAACCTGAAGACCAAAAGCGAATATTGAATGGTTGTCTGCAATTCGGTGAAAACACCATTTATTGCTGCGACCAAATGCCGGGTCAGACACCAACTCAAGGAAATAACGTAATGATGGATATCACCCTGTTGGATAAAGCGGAGATACAACGAGTATTTGAGACCCTGTCTGAGAGTGGTAATGTTATTATGCCTTTGGCTCCTGCGGCGTGGACTCCTCTCTACGGAATGGTTATCGACCGCTACGGAATCTATTGGAACATTATGCAAAAGTAATTGAATCAAAAGAGTATGAGAGCCTATGTACTTTCATACTCTTTTATTACCTTTGTATTGTTGTTAATGTGATATGAATGAATAAAATAGAGAGACTTTCCGGCATATTGATCAAGTTACAGAGCCGTAAGTTCATCACTGCGTCTCGGATTGCCGATGAGTACGGTGTAAGTTTGAGGACTATCTATCGGGATTTGCGTATTCTCGAACAGTCCGGCGTTCCCATTACTGCCATTCCCAATGTAGGTTATTCCCTTGTTGACGGATACCGGCTTCCTCCGTTGATGTTTACAGAGGATGAGGCGTTTTCGTTTCTTATGGCTGAACGTCTGCTCAGTGAACAGTCGGATGAGAGTACCTATCTTATCTATAAATCGGGAATGGATAAAATACGCACAGCACTGAGGGTTGCCGAACGCGATGCGTTGGAGAACTTTGAGGAGAATGTCGGTGTATTAAAACATACGGACGCGATTGTCTACAAAGGGTGTTCACATATTCTATCTCCGTTGTTACAGAGTATTCGCAATAGAAAGAGTGTATTGATGGATTACCGGGCTGGATATACCAAAGAGAAATCATCTCGCCGTGTAGAACCTGTGGGGCTCTATTTTATGAACAATCAATGGTATCTATTGGCATGGTGTTGTCTGAGAGATGATTATCGCACGTTCAAACTCACCCGTATCATTTCGGTATCGCAGACCGAAGAGCCTTATACACACAAACACCCATCGCTCAAATCACTGCTTGGAAAAATGTATGCCGAGGATATCGTGTACAAAGTAACTATCAAAATAGAAAAAGAAGCTATGTATCTCGCCAGAGGGAATCGTTACCATAGACTTGTAGAAGAGACCGAGTACGACGATTATGCGATTTGCCATTATCACACCTTTTCTCTCGAACTTTTTGCACGGTGGTATCTTTCATTTGCGGACAAAGGACAAATAATCGAACCAGTAGAATTGAAAGATATTGTCAAAAAACTGATAGATAGTATAACTTCTTATGGTTTTTAAAATAACTATTTTCAGTTGACTATTCATTAGGATATGTCTATCAGCTAACTTTCACGACGCTGTCGCCACTGCAACTATCGCTCACCCAGAGTGAACCATTGGTGGCACTGTTTTTCTGTACTTCCAACTCGTAAATCCGCATCTTCTTGCGAATGGTCAATTCATCGAAAGTAGCAGCGCTACTACCTGTTGTCAGATTCTTTAATACAGCCCACCCATAACCAGCGAAACCGGATGAAAATCGTTCCGAACCCAAGCTGTCAATAAAGTAGGCGTTTCCGAAATGCTTTATGCCATCTGTCGCAGACATCAGGTAATGCTCGCTGGAAAAGTATAGGTGCTTATCGGTTAGTCTGGTGAATGAACCGTCGATGCCGAGGTGTTTTTTGGATTCTACCGGTTTGTCAAAAGTGATAAAATCACTATTCGTGTCGATGTACAAGGAGATGGAGCCGGATTCCGGCAATTGATAGACCGAAGAGGATTCCCTAAAACCCATCGTTGCCTGATGAGACTGCTTGCTGAAGATAAGCTCCCTGCGATTTCCGCTTAGACTCACACCATCTGCAAAAGCAAATCGTAACTTTTTATGCAGAATTACTCCTTCGTCCCCATCACTCACCCGATAAGTGGAAAGTAGATCCGCACCGTAGTTATGGGCAACCCTCAGCGAGTCGGGGAAGTAAGCACCACCATATTTGGTAATAAGCATATTATCCCCATCAATATCCCATAGACCGGCAAAGAGTTTTATCTTCTGTGTACGTTCGCTTCCCAGGAGCAAGTTGCCATAGTCACATGACAAAGCAACATCGGTTTCATTTGCCCGAATCAATACGGGAGAGCTACCAATCTTCACTCCACAGTTGGTGGCAATGTTCAAGAAACCTTCCAATAGAGCACCATCGGCTACAACTGAAAGAATCTCTTTACCGGCAAAGCCCAGTTTTACCCCATAGATGGCAGAGAGCTCATCAGATAGAGTGGTCTTACCCTTAACCTTCAACTCACCCTCAACCGCAGCATCTTTCATCGACCAGCGAACGGTTGAGAGATTGGCATTACCGGCATGATATACCTCTTTGCCCTGAACATAAACAGCCGTACCTGAAATAACAACGCCTTTTGCTTTACTCTCTCCGAAAACCATCTCACCCCGACTAAGCAGAGTCGATGAGCCAAAAGACAACAACGAGTTTTCAAGGTAAGCTGTTCCGTCAGATGGCGTATATCTCAATAACTGTTTGCCACCGATATAAAGGTTACTGCCACCGATACGAATATCACCATAAACTTGTAAGCCATAAACAGGCGTTACACCGTCATCGGCAATCTCACGATAAGTTTCCAGTAGCCGTACATTTCCCATCCCTGCCTCAAAACCATAGTTAGCCCGGAGGGTTCCGGTCATGTCGCCGCCTGTCTTTTTCAGATAGCCAAGCAGTACACCGCCATCTGTACCATCACCTTCTCCGGCGACAGCTCCCGCTATCGCTTCGGCAAATCCGTAAGCGGTATTACGAAGACGAAGTGATGTATTGTCCCCCTCTTCAATGCCGTATGGGTTTTCAGGACTTTTCTTATCCTGAGCATTAAAGAAATTATGGTATAGCTGGCTATATATAGCATAGCACAGACTATTTGGGTCTAAGTTCCCGATGTCTGGAAGTAGTGCGATACTCATTTCGTGTAGGCGGTTTTAGACAGAAACTTCTGGATTTTAGAAGCAAGTGAAGGAAAGTTCGGGCAGTTGATGGCCGGCATGGTTCCCATCAGTGTGGGAGTCATAATCTTACTGCACTCAGTGATAAATTCGAGCATTAACTGTGCAAGCTCATTTCCAAGGACCAGCGGTTCGGTTGCTTGCTCATCCCCGATAGTTACTTTGTTGTCCGCCACTACTACCGTAGTACTGTTTACCTTTTGCTCTATCTTATCTGCCAACTGATTAACCTGGGATTTATCAACCTTTTGAGCAATGGATTCCGGTGTTACTGTGATTTCTGCCTGTTTGTCGTTCTTATTCTTGGCTATGGTCTTAATCTCCTCCACCGTGTACTTGGTCGAAGTTTCATTGCCTGTCTTCTCTAACTCATCGTAGTCGGGTGAGTCGTTGCTTTGGGGATCTAACTCCTCGGTTTCGGCCACGCCGACAACCGTCTCCTTGTGAGAAAGCAGTTGGATAAAATCGGCATGAGAGAAATTCAGCACATAGGCATATTTTGTAGCGGCATCGGTTACAATGGTTACATCCGAAAAAAGCGTTGGAATAATCAAAAAACCACCGGAGTTATCTTTCACCCCGGCGAGCAATACGCCCTGATGGGTGATCGGTTCGCTACTAGCAGTTTCATCCGGAAACTCCCTCACGTCAATCGTGCCACACAGTTCTCCATCTTCGTGTATCTTGGCGACATAACCGTGTATCATGCGTGCCGTACCAACACCTCCCGTACCACTCTCTGACATGTTCACTCGCTCAATGCTACGCCCCAATGCTATTTTGCGGATAGCTTCACCAATCATCCGCTGACTATTCTTTGATTCCATAAATTCCTTTTAGGGATAGAATAGTCATTTATGTGAAGATAAGATTAAGAGTTCACCGAGATTATCTTGATGTTCAAACAAAGGTTTGCAGTTTCATTTAGAGCATAGAAATAAACTAAAAGTATACTGTTGCAAAATAAATATAACCGATTTGTTTGTAGAATGGAATTATACTTGCTATCTTTGCGGTTAGAAATTATTTATAATAATACACCGTGAGTATAGATACTTCAAATAAACTTAACCGCTTATTGCAATCGGAACAGCAGGGGAAACTCTTTTTTTCGGCCTATCTGCAAAAAAAAGGTTACTCTAATCAGTTACTTAAGCGATATCGTAGTTCAGGTTGGTTGGAATCGCTCTCAAAGGGGGTGATGTATAGAACCGGAGGGCAACTTCGCTCTTTTGGAGCAATTGCGAGCTACAACGAGCAAATGGGTAAATGTTTACATGTCGGAGCTCATTCGGCATTAGAACTCTCCGGATTCAGCCACTTTGTGCCTATGGGTAGGCCGCTTCTTATGGTTGGACATCCTGTTTCTGAAGTTCCTCCAAATTGGTTGAGAACCTGTGTCTTCGAAAGGGAACTGCAATTTTTCTCCACCAATACATTTTCAAAACCACAATTTTTCAATCGAATAGAAGAGGGGTTTGAGATAGCGATAGCCGCTCCGGAGCAAGCTTTTTTAGAGTGTCTCTTGCTGACACCTACACACTATACCTATATGGACTTATACTATATAATGGAGCAACTGACAACGCTCAGGCCAGAGGTATTACAATCTATGTTAGAGAATACCGATAATCTCAAAGTTAAGCGTATGTTCCTCTATATGGCTCAAAAGGCAGGACACTACTGGTTTGAAATGTTAGATAAAAGTAAAATCTATCTCGGTACATCAAAATATCAACTATCGAAAAACGGAGTCTATATACCTGAATACAAAATAACAGTACCAAAAGAGTTATACGACTATGAATGAATTGTACAAACAGCAGGTAGGATTGCTTATCAGAATTATACCTCTTATCTACCCTATTAAAGAGTTTGCCGTACATGGCGGAACGGCTATTAACCTATTTGTTAGGGATTTGTCCAGATACTCGGTCGATTTGGATATAACATACCTACCTTTAAAAGAGCGCGAGGAGAGTATGGCCGATATTAACCGCATTCTGCTTGAGTTAAAAACAAGTATAGAGAAAGCTATTCCTGGTATACGCGTAGTCCCTAAACCTGCCGTATGGAAATTACTTTGTACGAAAGACGGAGCTACAGTAAAGATTGAAGTGAATGGTACTAAGCGTGGTATTATTGGAGAAGTAGAAGATAGAGAACTTTGCCCGAAGGCACGAGCTGAGTTCAATATGAGTTGCCGGGCTAAGATCGTTCCTTTCTCTCAATTATATGGAGGTAAAATATCTGCCGCTTTGAGTCGCCAGCATCCACGAGATCTGTTCGACTGCAAATATATGGAACTGGAATCATTTAGTGATGTGAAAAATGGGGTGATATTTTGCCTACTCGGAAGCGACAAGCCGATAATCGAATCGTTACAACCTAATCCGATAGACCAAAGTGAAGCCTTGAAAAGTCAATTCAAGGGAATGACTGATACTACTTTCGACTATGAAGATTTTGAGCAAGCAAGGGTTGATTTGATAAAACAGGTAAATGAGAGTATGACTACCGAAGACAAAGAGTTCCTGCTTTCCTTTGAACGTGGTGAGCCCGATTGGAGTAAATGCTGCGCGGGAAACTTGAGCCTTTTTCCGTCAGTTAGATGGAAGCTGCAAAACATATTAAATCTAAAAAAAAGTAATCCTCAAAAGTTTAATGTAGGAATTGAGAAACTGTCAAAACACTTAACTCTATAAGTTTTTTTTCTCAATACCACCTATGTTCCCGGAGACTTTGATATCCGATAAGGAATAGTTATCTTTTGTCTATACCCACTTGTCCCAAAAGTGGTAGTGACCTCTTCCACAAGATAAATTCCATTTTTGGAAGGGTTGCGATCATCAATCAGTTCCACTTGAACGGCAGTGTTCAGTGCCAAATCACCGAACAAAGTTAAGTGTCCGGTAATGCCGTTCAGGTTGTAATTACGAAAATATTCTATCGTCTCTTCAACCAACTTGTCAGAGTTGATTTTCATGTTAGGCGACATATACGGCACAATCGTGTAAGTACTCAAATCGACCTTGGTCTTGGTATTAGTACCTTCGGCAGTTGTATTGCCTGTCACCTTATGGGTCTTCTTGCTAATTTGAGTGGCATTGACGGTCTGGAACTCTTTACTTCCTTTGACTGCCGGGGCATATTCAGGATTCATGCGTACCGTAACTTCAAAAAACTTCTCATCCGCACCCAATGCCTTGCCTGTGACAGCCAGAAACTTCGGGTCGGTCTTCACAATTTTCAAATCATTGTTCGCAACGTGGTAGTTGAAATAGATTTTGAAAGGCTTCGCCTCGCTATCCTTCGGAAAAACGGGTTGGCTTTTGGATGATGAGTACGGACGGCCAATGGCAATGGTCGGCATATTGTCTGGTGAGTTTTCATCATATTTCAAAAAGCAATATACCTTATATTTGCTCCATTCAGACAGAATGTCAGCAACTGTAAAGTTATCGGTAATCTTCACCTTGCCTATCTGAATATCAAACCGTTTTGTGTCAGAGTGAATCTCAAAGCCTGTATCTTTCAGTAGTCCGTACTTTTCGCCCAGTACGTCGTTCACACTAACCGACGCTTTGGTCTCAAACTTGGGAGCCTGTTTCAGTTTCAGTTTATAAGCCATATTCTCGCACTGAATCTCAAACTGGCTGTCGGAATTATAAGCGGAGATATACCCGTCAAACATATTCTTCAACACACCGTTGTAGCCGAGCTTGATATTCACCCGTTGCCCGATACAGAACGAAGTTTCATTCATGGCTTGCTGCGAGGTGCGCTTTTCAACGATTACCCCGTCCTGCATAATCTCGGTTGTAATCCTACCGGCATCCTTGCCCTCAATGGTAGCATTTCCTATGAGGGTACTCTGATAGACCGTTCCCTTGGGAAAGACAATCTTCGCCGTACCTATCAGTTTTTTATAACTTTCTTCAATCTCTATCTCCTGTACTTCGGTCAGTACGATGGGGTTCTGTATTGCCATCGGATTACTGGGATCAGCATCTCCGATGGTAATCCGGCAGCATAAAACATCCAACATATCTATACCCATAGTTTCGAGATTTTAAGCAGTGATGACGGGTCGATAGTTTCAGCACCCAGTTTGGCATACTTGATCCACTTGTTTGAATGCTTGATGGCAACATCCACTTTCTCCTCAGCAGCTATTTTCAACTGTATGCTCTCCGAAGGCTCTACCGCTATACACGAAAGCGTGTAAGGTTGGATATTGCGACAATCCGTAGCCGGAAGCGAATAGTTCAAGATAATCAGTTTGTCAATGTTGAATTGACGAAGAACCGTGTTATCACAGTCAATCACACCTTTAAACTGCATCAATTTCAAGAACTTCGATACTTCGGCTTCCGGATAAACATCGGGGTACTTGCTTGTAATTTTCCCATTGATGGATATTTCCAAATCACCACCCGATATAAACTCCTTACGGGTATAATCACGTCCCTGAACCTGTGTCATCAGGATATTATTCTTACTGCTGACTTGCACCACAGGCTGCAAATCGACAAACTCTACCAACCCATAATTGCTGTTGGCTTCTACTTTACCGCTTTTCGAGTTGAAATAGTTTCCCTCACCCGATATGACCAGCTCCAGATAGTCTGCCACCACACGTCCGACAATACTATCCGAATAACTTTTTTTCTTAGCGACGGCCTGTTGTTCGGAGATAAGCTGGTAGTATTGCCCGGTTTTGTTGGCAATGCTGGTCTGAGATTTGGTTTGCAGGTATTTATCACGTTCTTTTTGCTCCCAGTATTGCAGGAAACGTGGATATGAGCGCAACGCCCCGTATGCCAACTGGGAAGTTGTCTGAATCAAGGCTCGTTTTAATACCTCCCTGTCTTTCGAGAAGTAGTGAACCGCTCCGTCTTGAAACTCCGCTAGCCCCATACCAATAGCACGTCGGGCAGCATTACTGATATAGCCGCCCAACGAACCATTACTGATGATTCCACCACTTAGCAGAACCGATTTACCTATATTCCATAATCTACTCATATTCTAAATTTTATCCGTTCCACGATGCGTCGAAGTCATGCACCACATCAATCAGTGCCTGTGCCATTTGCTCTTTCAGATTCTGTATCTCCGGTGATTGCCCGTTTTCCGATTTGAGTAACTTAATAGTTTCGACACTAAGTAGATTAGTGATATTGACGATGACTTGTTTAGGTGCAGCCGACGAAAGTTTCCCTGTTCCGGAGTAGTTACCGCCTGCCATGCCGTCATCGGGATCACCGGAGTTATAGGTGATGCCGTTGGCATTGAAAGGTTGGGGATCTGCCATGTCCGGCTCATTGGAATAGAGCGAACGGGTAAACCCGGCTTTCTTCATAATGTTCTCGGCTATTTCTGCCGAACCGCCCCATGTCTGACGAAGGGAGGCAGTGAACTTCACGACCTTATCGTGTACCTCTTGGTAGTCGGCCAGCGCATCTTCTCGTTGCTTGTCTGTGGCATTCTTGTCCAAGGTCTTTTGAACCCAGTTGCCATTTTTGTCTTGAACAAATCCATTCTGTGCAAGCAGGTCGAATTTAAAACCTCCCGATGCCATTGCCGCCTGTGCCGCAGCCTGTGAAGACATAATCTGACGATAACGGGTTGCTATCAGGTTGATTTGAGGAACCACTGTGCCATTCATATACTGGGCATAGTGCGGAAGCTTATGGGCATCAGAGTCTTTTAAGTCGCCAATGCCTTTTTTGTAGGTAATGTTCCCTGCTTTGTCTTGTGTCCACAGTGTACCATCCGGCTTGGGTGTGTCTTGTCCGAAAGACTTTTGTATGTTCTGGATAAATGCCCCGATTTCAATATCTGTTCGGGCTTTCCCCAATGCGGCATACGCTGAGTTTACACGAGCCTGGCTATCCTTACGGGCAAGAGTCAATATCGCACTGCGTGTATCGTCCTGCCGGGCATCCGCAAAAGAGTACCGATCAATAGAAGTGCCTCCGTATTCAGCTTGTCCGGCCAGAGCAAATGGGTTTAAGAACGCTGCCCACCAGTTACCGGTAAAGGCTCCAATCTTATGTCCAGATGACTCTTCGATCGTTTTTCCGGCAGTCAATTCATCAACCGCCTTCTTTGCATCCAACGCATTCTGGTAGGTTTTGGAAAGAGAGGCGTTCAGTGCATCGATAGACGGATAGCGATATTTCTCATTGGCGACTATCTCTTCCAATACAGCATCCTTGGCTTCTTTTACCTTCCATGTTTTGTAAGCGACCCAACCCAAAGCTCCAATCAATCCCGCGATACCGACTGTTGCCGCGACTGCTCCGGCACCTAAAGCACCAATAGAAGCACTTGCTCCAATCAATCCGTTGCCGGTAGCTACCTGAGTGGCAAATAATCCTAATCCGCTACGCCCGGCAATGCCTCCGGCACCGGACATCAATGCCTGAGTCATAGCTCCTTTTCCCGTTACTCCGGCAGCACTCAGAGCCGTAACGATAGACCTTTTGTTGGCAAAAGATAATTTACCTCCTCCCAGTCCGACCAAAGAAGAAATCATTTGAAGTCCCGAACCTGCGACCGACTGCTTGCCGATGTAACCCAAGGCTACACCAACGTTCGTCAGGGCTCCCGCAAGTTTAAAAAGTCGCGTCGCTACAAATCCGGTAAAAAACAAAGGCTCTATCCAATGGAAATTGCGTGTAAACCAAGTTGCGACATTCCCAAGCAAAGACAGGATATTAAGTATGGATTGACCGATAGAGGCCAGTCCTTTCGAAAACTCTGCTGTTTTGAATTTTTCCAAGAAATCCCGGAGAGTTGTTTTGATGACAGGCTCCAATGTGTCATATCCCTTCATAAACGACTCGGAAAATTGAGAAGTGACCTGAGCCCAGAGCCCCTTGGTATTGTCCTGCTTCACCTTCGCCAATTCTGAAGATATACCATGTGAGCCGCTATTTTGCGTGGTAAGAGTACGGAGTTGATCGTAGTTACGGACAAACATCATTGCAGCGTTACCACCGATTTTGCCAAAAATAGCCTGCATATCACCCATTGTTGCACCTTTGGCATTCAACTCCTCGAAAATCTCTGCTAACGGGCGCAGTTTCTCAACCTGTTTGCCATAGATGTCACGATACTCAGTAAACTTCATACCCAATCGGTCAAGGGTCTTCTGGGACTCTTTGGTAGGTTTGGCAAAACGGGTCGCCATCGCACGCAAAGCAGTACCGGCCATAGTACCTTTGACACCCATGTTTCCTAAGATACCGATAGCCGCCGAACTTTCGGAGAACTCCACGCCAGCCAAACGCATATAACCTGCTGCCATTTTATAAGATTCAGCCATCTCGATCACATTCACATTCGAACGGGAAATAGTCGAAGCCAGAATATCGGCAACTGAATTCATGCTGTTACTCTTTATGTCATACCCGGCCATAATGTTAGTGGCAAGGTCGGCTATTTGGGATACATCATTATCGCCTATGAGTGCAAGGTTGGTGATTGGTCGGATTGACTCATTGATGGTCTCTATACCCATACCAGCCATTGATAGGTACTTGACCGCTCCGGCGACCTCAACAGCAGTAAACTTGGTCTCAACGCCGATTTTACGAACATAGAGAGCCATCTTCGCAAAACGATTTTCAAAGGTGGTCAAGTCATTATCGGCTACACGCAGAATACTCTGAGCCGAAGTCATTATGTTGGAATACTCAACCGCCTGAGTAATCTGACTGCGCATCATGCCATACATAGCGTAGGCATTGAACATGTGCATCATCGGCAGGTTACGGATGGACGGGGTACGAACATATTGCAGACGGTTAATGGCCGCCCGCTGTTTGTTGGTTTGTCCAAGTGTGGCTGCTCGTTGTTGCTGCCTTACTGCCGTTACTGCCTGTGCCGCACTTTGCTCTTGTCGTCGGGTCTTCTCACGGATAGCTTTGGCAGCTTCGGCTTCCGCACGCCGCTGGTTTGTTTCATTGCTTCTGGCAATACGTTGACGATCCCATTCCTTGCCTTTAGCCTCAATAAGGGCTCGCTGCATATTCAGTTTGGCAGCCTCATCAGCACGGGCGAACTCAGATTTCTGTGCCCTGAGCGCACGCCCGGTTATAAGCCTTTCCTGCAATTTATCCGATACTGCCTGCGGCATCACATAATCCCGCTGAGGATTATAGACAAAAGGCGGTTTGATATGATTTGGAGCAACGGTTGTTGTTCCTTTGCCGGGAGACCCCATACCGATACCGAGAGTCATCTTTGAGGCTCCTTTTATCTGATTCATCAAAGCAAGGATTTCCTGAAGACGCTGCTTGGCGACATCGGTTTTGATATTAACCTCTCTGCCTTTCTCAAGTGAGACCAGTGCAGCATTGATTTTGCCAACCACTTTAGTGATGCTCTTCTGGCTATCCATCATCGTCCGCACGGAGTCAGCAGCACTTTTGTCAATAGCCGCCTTTCGCTCCTCTGCCAACTTTTTATCCAAGAGCGTCTTAGCTTTGGCTTTTATCGTCTTGGAATCCAAAGGCTGACCGGCATTGATGGTCAGATTGATTCCTTTGGATAATTCCCCTATTTCGGATAGTAAGGTTTTGACACGGGTAAGTTTCTCTTCGGTCTTACTCGTCTCAATATTTACTTTAAAGTTATAATCCCGTTTTTTGCCGCTCTTGGTCCGAAATACCCTATCAATCTCAGACATCATGTTCTTGATGTTCGTAAGTGCAGGGGTAATGTCGTTTTTCGCTATCAACAAGCTTTTTACCGCATTGGCAAAATCTTGAACCTGTCGCGTACCTTGAGTGGCTTCTACATCTATTTTATAACTGACCGTATAATTTTGTTCTTGGGCCATAAGTCTGATTTTGGTGTAGAATAGCCCCAGAACATCAAATCCGATTAAAAAAATAAGCCCCCGTCAGAATTGTCCGACAGGAGCTTGGCAAGAGTCAATTAAGGATTTTGTGTTTGTGCAAGAAATGTGTTACTCACGCGACTCATGGTCATCTGCTGATGTAGCCATAGAGCCTCCTCGGAAAGCATTGCAAACTCTTCATCCGAGATGTCATTTAAGTTCACGCCGGGAAAGTAGTGGCGGATGTAGATAATCCGCTGACGGATGCGTTGCTCGTCGCTTACTTCCCAGCTTTGGATAAACCCACCAGTGTACTTTGACGGGTGGTGATGATTTCAGACAACTGTCCCATCAGGCCGAACAGAAACAGAGATTCGTTATCTACGAGCTCTTTATCTCCGTCGATAAAGCAGTCTTTGGCAAGGGTACGCATCGCTGTGACCTCATCCTTCTTTGAGGCAGCCATGAATTTGCTGAACTGTGGGAATGTAGGTTCGGCAAGATAAGCCACGTATAGTTCTTTTTCTTCGCAGTCCGTATCGCCGAAGACTACCATCGGATAAACCTTACGCAGTTTCTTTTCTGCTTTCAATTCCAATGCTCTTTTTCTGATTTGCTCCTCTTGGATCAGTGTCAATGATTTTTCTTCCATGATTTTGAATATTAATGTTCACTCTCAGAGTAGGAGTATGTTTTGCAAAAGGTTTAGAGCAAGATGAATTTCCCTTTGATACCACAGCTTTTCAATATCTCGCTATTGACTTCATTGAAAGAAATCAAGCATGATGGTGCTCCGGCTGTACCGCCACGTTCGCCCGTTACATGATGAAACGATAATCGCCCCTTGATAAAGAGTATCGAATGTGCTTTCTTAAAAATGAGTTCCTGAAAGAGCTTGGTTTCTGTTCTGGAAAAAGTTAAAGCAATGGCGTTTTTATGTTCGACACATCGCTCTATAAACTGAATGATAAGCTGAGTATCATAGGGTGGGTTCACCCAGCATCTTCCAAACCACGGTTGCTTCAATCCGTCATCCTCGATTGTGTAATGTTGGGTTGCTGTTGGCCAAGGTCTGTTTATCGGAGCGCAGGGGTCTAAATCAAATTGCCCAAGTTTAGCTAATAGTTCCGGTGGAGTCAGCCATTGATTCTTACCTGTCGCAGAATTGCCTTCAAAAGTTACATTCATTCTAATAATGTGTTTATGTATACCCAGAATAGCCCTTGTTGCATAATTTGGTTGATTTTAAAAGACCGCCACTCTCACGAGCGACGGTCTTCAACCAATAAAATTAAAACGATGAACAAAAAGTGTATCAAACTTTCACAGATAGAATAGGCATTATTTTCAGAAAAGTTTAAATCGTATCGCCATCGCCAATCTGGATGTCAAACGGGTTCAAATCGAACTCCTTTGTGATGTTCGTATCGTCCTGCTGGCTCTCCATACCATCCTCTGCAAAAATACACCCCTTAAGTGTGACGGTGGTAGTCGCCCAGTCATCCGATGCCATTGGATTGGCAAACGACACGATCAAGTCAAACTCACCAATATCCATCAATGAACCATAGGTAGATCTAAGCATCTGTTGAGTGGCATAATCCATCGTGATTGATGCGGTATAGGAGATATTTCCGAAACCACGTGAGACAGGCTTTCCTCCCATACCGTAGTTTGATTCAATCTTACGTTTCTTGTTCCACTTGATTCCGGAGACACCCTCAAGCGTGGTACTTCCTTCCTCGATTCCAAGGGCAGTCGATGAGAGGGTAATCATTGACCATGAGTAAGCTACATTATTTATAATTGCCATATCATTAATTATTTAGCGGTTAGTGATAAGCCCTCCTCAACATAAATTTTCGTTGCCACACCTACCGGAACAATCACATAGGAGATACGCAGCGTGTCATCAATGAGCACGTTCTGGTTTGCGTCAATATTGACAGCATAACCACTGATCTCCTGAGCCGCTTGCATCTTAGCAAGGATATCACCGATGAGGGTTTTAAAGGCTGAAATCTTAGATGGAGCAAGGAAGCCTGTTGCTGGATTGACCATTAGAGGTGAGTTCACATAAGGCAGTAAAGTGGCACGCACGGAACGACGGCTCTTATTGATAGTACGATTTCGGGCAATAGTTCGATAGTCCCCAATTGAGCAAGTTTGGTCTTTGCTGATGTAGATGCCGTTCTCACGTCCGGCATACTTCATCGGGAAGATGTAGCCTTTCTCATCCAAGTCATCAAGCAATACCGGCGACAACGATTCGTACATATTCAGACTTACAAACTCATCTCCTCCGGTCAGATTAATGTCTCCGAAGCCTAACTCAATATCTTGGAAGTCATCATCAAAGAGGTTGAACATCTTAACCCAAGCCACCGATTCCTGAACATTTGCACGAGCAACAGCTCCCATCATCGCGCCGATAAATCCTACCGGAGTGTTGTTCACATTGCGTTTCTGCATCGTCAACACCTTCGAACTACGAGCCTGACCGAAAATAACACTGATACGACTCGACTCACAGATAGCGGTCGGGATCTTATTCAAGTCAATCTGTTTACCCTCGCTCGTGCTACTACCTGTATTAGACGGGTTAGCCGAAAGCACTATTGACAAAGGTTGATGCTGGTCAGCCATTGCCACCGCTTTGCCATTGAGGGTTTTAACGATATTGAGGTTGTACTTTTCCTCTGCACCGTTCAACTTCCACAGGGGTTGTTCTGTCCATATACCAAGCTGGTTAATGGTTCCTCCGGCTACTCGCTGCATCGCATCGATAGCGTCCCATGAAGCCGAACAATCAGCAAACATCACGTAGAGTTTGCCGTTACCATCCACATTGCCGGACATACGGAAAAACTCACGGATATGATACGCAGGAATGCCATGTAGGAAATTGACGTTGTTCTCGTCATCCTCTGTGGTTTCTATGCGCTCAATGATACCAAAATCCTTAATCGCCGATTTGAAATTCGTTACATACAGGACATCGTTTAGTTTAAGTTTACTCTCATTGTTCTTTCCGTACCCGGCAGTGAAGAGTTCGGGTTGGAGAGAAACATCGAAGAGCAACCCGGTCACTTTTTCCTGACCGGATACACCGCTGTACGGGATATTCCCGTCAACGTCTTTTATGATTACATTTCCTAATGCCATGATTTATTTTTTGTAAAAGGGGTTTTTATAAAGTACCGCATTACCTCGGATTAATTTGGGGGTATCAGCGGTAAAGGCTCCTCCGTGTTTGTCCACGTACAGGGATTCATTCATCGGGAATGATTTGAGTACATCAAGCGTGTAGCTATCCGGTTCTTCTGCCACCGATTTCTTTTCCCCTTTTTCAGGGGAGGGAGCGGGTGCCGGTGCTGTCGCAGGTTCCTGTTGGGATGTGAGAGCTGTGGTATCTGCTTCTGCTCCCAGAAAGGCCTCGGCTCCCTCTATCGGAGCCGCATTTTCTTCTATTTGATTTTTCTGTTTAGCCATGATTCTTCTGGATTTGAAAAAGGGAGATGGAGATTGCTCCACCTCCCCGTTGATGAATGATAGTGAGTCTTAGACAGTCTTCTTGTAGGCAGTGTGGACTACGATTTCACCCGGACGTACAAGGTTGATATCCATCTTCATGCGCATTTGAAAGAAGAAGAGTTCAGAGTTGGATTGCAGGCGGTCAATCTTCAGAACCTCCGCATCATTCGCATAGTCAACGCCCATCCAAAGATTTGATTCCATGCCGGTCGAGAACTCACCCAGGACGATGGTGTGCTCAGGGATGCCGACAATCGGAATGATGCGCTTGCCTTTAAAGCGGTAGCGGTTCACCTCGGTATTTTCCGAGTATTTCACCTGCTTATCGGAAATATACTGGTCATAAGCGTCCCACGCATCCCAGCCAATCACAAAGGCAAGGCTGGTCTTTTTACGAATCTGCTTGGGGCACTTCTTCCACATCGCATACAACGCCTTTTCGACCGCCGCACCATCTGTCAACTCGGTATTACCCGATACGATGCACTGCCCTCCGGCTATGGTTTCGGCATCGGTGGCATTCACGTTGTCAATGATGCGTTTCACAACACCGTCGAAATACTTCTCCTTGCCACGACCAATCTGAATAGAGTCTGCCGGAGCAGTGACACCTGCACTGGCGGCGCCTCCCTTGGCGGCAGTCCAGATGGCATTTCCAATATACTCGTTCTTCTTGTCCATCAACAGGCGAAGCATCGTTGCCTGAACTTTTGGGTCGAGTTCACGGAATACCAGATTACCATCAGGCTGCGCGAACTTCCAATACTTTTCGTAGTCGCGAGGATTAAACTCCAGATAGACCATAAAGTCGGAAGGTTCAAGGTAACGCTCTGTAAGCGTGTACTCATTCTCGCCATTGGCACCTTTGGCACCGTGGTTACTTGTAGGGGTGGGAACATTATCCTGAATAATGTCACCTAATTTGATGGCCGGAAGCGTGTACTTGTGCTGGATTCCGGCTTTGATATGGATAAGACCTTCCTTGTAGGTGTCGTTACCCTGTGCGGTATAGGTGAGCAGGTCTTCAAGTACCTCACCGTTATAACCGTTCTGTGCAAATGTATCAGCCATTATGGTAGTTTTTTGATTATTCTTTTTATCAGCTTAATCTGCACTACCGTATGCGCTGTTTACGGGTGTTGTGTCCCTCACGACACGTCAATTGATATAGATGGACTACTTCATCTTTTTGAACTCGAAGTTTTCGCCTACTACCTGTGTTACTTTCTCAGCCATCTTTTCCTCGACTGTTGTAGCGGCAGCGGCGGCAGCTTGGATGTTGGCGGGGTCAGCGGCAATCTCCTTGGAAATCTGCTCACGCTCAGGGATACCGTTCAATGTATTTTCCACCAGTTCCGGGTTACTATCGGCCATGGCCAACCAATCCGCTTTTGTTTCACGAGAGATTTTACCGGCCACGATAGCCGCTTCAATCATCGTTTCATTCTTTGTCTTCTTCCCGTTTGCCTCCTTCTGTTGGTAGGTAGTGAGCGAAGCGGTTGCCGTAGAAAGGTCTTTTTGAAGGTTGGTAATGGTCGCATCCTTTCCGGCAATCACCGTCTGGGCATCAGCCAGAGATTTTTCCGTCTCTTTCAGTTTCGCTTCGACAGCCACCAAGGAGTTGATACGGGCCATTACATCCTTGACCTCGTAATTTTCTTTCATTCCCAGTGTCGCGGCAACTGCGGCGTACTCTGGAGAGTTGTTTTTTTCTGTACTCATGCTTTGGGTATTATCTGTTTGGGGTAGATTAGGTGTTTGCGTTTCAAAAAGTTTAATGCCGATTTCAGGAGGCAAAGCCGCACTGATTCCTTGCATCAAGTCCTGAATACGTGAAGTGTCTTCCAATCCTGAGAGTTGATTTTTGACTGTATCGCAAATTTGTTTCGAGGTATGCAGGACATTTTCAGCCGGGATGATACCCGCTTTCACGGCAGAAGCCGCATCGAAGAATGTTCCGTCCCGGTCTGCTTCTCCGGTCATTATCGAGCGTATGTGTTCGGCTTTGAGTCCGAATCTCTTCCGGTAAATGGTTTCGATTTGCTTGGTAAAAGCTTTCACAAGATCCGAGGGTTCTTTCTCGTCCTCACCCTCTCCGGGCTGGAATGGGTTATGAATCATCAAAATGGCGTAGTCACGCATCAGAGACACATCACCAGCCGCCCAGATAATAGAACCCATAGATGCCGCAATACCTTCAATCACACATTCAGTCGGTATCTTGGAATTACTGATAGTCGAATAAGTGGTCATACCAAACAGTACCGAACCGCCTTCGGAGTTGATTAGTACCCGAACCAAGGATGGACGCACGCAGTTTTCGAGAAAGTCGAACTCGGCGTTGAATTGGGAAGTGGACTCTTCGGTCACTTTGCCGAAAAAGCGGATGGTTGCAACCTCTCCACATTTTGCCTCCCCAAGGATATTTTGAAATTTCTCTGTCTTCATAAAATTGCCTTTGGGAAGGAATAGCCGCTTTTTCGGAGAAAGGTTTAAAACGAAAAAGCGGGCTAAAGCTGTTACACTTTGCCCGCTTGGGAAGGACCGTAATTCTGTTCTTATCGGATAGTTCAGAAGTTATTTTTCGATAAGTGAATGGATAAATTCTCGACCCTTGCTCGTCCATGCCAGATAAGTTACTTCAACAGGAATCATTTCGTCGTCGTCGTTAAGCCTTTGGGTGAATGTCTTTCGTTCAACGGCATAACCGGCATTTTTGTGCCTTTCGGCAATATACCACGATCCGTCAATCTTGATAGCCACTCCCTTTTTGATGAGTAGCTTATTCAGACCCGCTGGTGACATTCCGAGTTCATGGGCAATTTTACTGACGTTGTGTATTTTACCAGCCTCATCCCATTGCCGAATCTCTTGCAAGTTATCGTAAAACTGCACCTTCGTGGCATTCTGCTCGACCTGAGCTTCCAGCTCTTTATTCTTCTCGTCCAGCAACCGATTCTTCTCTCGACTCTCCTTGACATGCTCCACCATAGCTAGCACAAAGCCGGGATCGGTAGCCGCTTTGAGTAGCATCTCTTCGGTGGCGGTCAGGCCGAAGCGCAACAACTCCTTGATGCGGTCGTTGCACCAGATGGCAAACATGGGTGAAAGCCACCTGGCAAATTCGAGGGCAACGTCTTCGTGCATCCATGTACCTGAAGTATTGCCCCCTTTCTTAACTATCACTAAATCAGCCAAAGTGATTTCCTTCACTTTGGAAAATTCAGCTAAAAATGCGTTGGTTTGGTCTAATTTCAAAAAATCTACCGGACGTTTGCCGAATTTCTTCGCCATCTCGGTGGCGTTAAGCATTCTGGTTCCTTCTCCCATCTGGAAGGAAACCGGATTATTGTCGTACTGGAAAGTTTGTATGTTATTCATAAATTCATTGAGTTTTGAGACAATCTATAGCAGTTAAAAGAAATCTGAGAGTTGTACCTATTGGATAGTGGATTTTGGGACTAAAAAGATTAACCTGAAGGTTATTATTTTCTTTAAAAGAATATTTATACTGGAAATCAAGTGTTTGCATATTGGTATTTATATACTGAAAGAGTTTATTTACAATAACTGAGATTGTAGGTCTTCTTTGTTACTTATCACAATACAGGGAGAATATCATAGTTCCCTCTAAAGAGGAAACTATGATAAAAAGAGAAGAATAAGAGGGTCGAAAAGGTATTAACCTTCACTTACGTTCAGGTATAATACCTTTTCTCCCTATGTGTTTCACAAGTCTAAAGCCTTGTGAAATTAGTAATTCTTGATAGTAGTAGTTATAGGTAATATATATGTATTATATATACATGGTAGTTGCCGAACTTTCACATGAAAGCTATTTTATTGATTATAAAGCAAATACATTTTCCAACTAAACAAGAACACTTAACTATGCCCCAGTAACTCCGATTCAACTTGAACCAAGACATCCAGACGGCTGAAAATTTCTTGGACTACAGGAAAATTACTGCTATCCAACCACTCTTTAGCCACGTTATAAGCCAGTCCTTTGCTGAAAACATAGTTCTCCGGCTTTATATCGTGACGGGAAAGCCGCCCCTCAGTCGGTTTCAAGCCCAAATCATGTAGCTGACAAAGCCCGTCCTTGTGAAACACGCACCATCCCTCGTTTGTTTGTTCAGCCTGAACCATAGCGATGGAGTAATTCAGCTTTCCCAATATCAGCCCGACACACCAGTAGGTCGGTTTCAGGTTCTCCATGTAACCAGCCTCAATTAGCTTCAAAATATCATGCGGCGTTCCCAGACATGGAGTCCGACACTGATTCTTGCACGCCTGGCATTTACAAACACTCGGCTTTCGTCCGGTCTTGCGGATGATTTTTTGCAATACATTCTCTGCCATCTTACCGCTTCTTAGAATATAACTCCGGGTGTTGTTCACGCCACATCTCAATGATATACTCACGTCCGGCCTGCGTCCATCGTTTGACCGAACCTGTCGGGTAAATCTTGCCATCCTGTTTTTCCCACATATAGGGAACATCACATTGAAGAGCCTGATAGGGAGTGTGAACGACCCAGCGATAACCCTCAAACTTGATGATGTTATTCTCCGCCAAGAACCGATGTAGTTGTACGGTGCTGATTTCTAGTTCGTCCGCTATCCGGGAACTCTTGAAATGATCGCGTTCTTCGACATACTCTTCGTAAAAAGTGACTTTGGGTTCATCTTCCCGTATCTTCCGGGCTTGGTCGGCAGCCAGCATCAACGCCTCTTCAAAGTTTTGAGGGACAGGAAAATTACCAACGGCTTCGCTGAATGAGTTCCGATGTTCCCGTTTGGCAGGAACAAGTGTTACATATCCCTTTGTACCAAGTTCCTTAATGCGCTCGTTGCACCAATCGGAAAACTCAGGAGAGAGCCAACGGGCAAACTCCATCGCTAAAGGTTCTTCAATCCATGTTGCACCGTAATGACCGCGAGTAGTCATTACCTGGCTTTCCATCGAGAGCGATTTGCCGTCCCGGACCAGGGCAGATCTGAACTCTGTCGTGGAAGACTGCGTAAGCCATGTCGAAGGTAATTTATCAAATCCTTTGGCCATCTGAGTGGCATTGACATATATTCGTCCACTGTCGGCCTTGAACGTGTTGGGAAA